CGGGGCTGCTCGAAGAGGTGGAGGCGGGCATCATCATCGCACACCTCCCCATAACACCAGCCAGCCGACCAGGCCAGCGTGTTGAACCGACGGCGGGCATAGCCCATTGCCGGCTGGTTGCACAGGGTTCCAACCCCAATCACATGGCTGCCATCAATGGATGGTGAACCGATCTGCCCGGCGACGTGGGCGTGGGCAACCACTGCCCTCCGCATCACCTTCGCCGTATTCTGGAGGTAGTTGGCACCGAACGCGAAGCCGTGGCCGAAGTGGTATCCACCGAGCTTGACCCAGTTCTTCTCAACGTCGTAGGGAGTGACCTTGATCTTCAGCAGGGCGCACTTGGTTTCAATCCTGCGAACCACCTCCTCCGCACACATCTGGACGATGGCGTTGTGGTGGCGGAGATGGTCCCAGAACCTGGCTTCGTGGTTGCCGAGGGTCAGGTAGTCCGGCTCCAGTCGATCAAGGAACCTGAAGCCAGCCTCAAGGTCCTGTAAGATTGGCTCACCCTCATCAGGGGTGCCCTTCGCTCCGGAGCGGAAGGCGGCTGAGTCGAAGTTGTCCCCGAGGTGGATGGTTATGTCCGGCTTCCACTTCTTCTTGAACTCCACCAGCTTTTCCACCGCGATGGGGTCGGCCAGTTCTCCGTGGTTGCAGCCGAAGGCGAGGACTCGCTTCCATCGTCGGGTGATTGTCGCCATCGGGATTCTTATGCCATCCGGGTTGGTTGATTTGCAAGGCTTTTAGGGAAACTCATCCCACCCATCCTCGCGTGGGGCGGGTCGTCCCTCCTCATTCACAATCGCTGCCCCAATCACCGCCCAATCCCGGTCGCCCACCCGGACCGCGTAGTTCCAAGTCTTCGTCCCCAATAGGAACGCCTTGGACACCACGCCCCGTTGCAGGTCTCGCTTACCGGTCACCTTGAAGTCCACGGTGGTTCCGGCTGGGATTGGGTGGGCGATGGTCACCTACTGTCTCCTCATCGGCGCCATCATCGCCAGCCGCCCATCCGGGACAGCCGCCTCAATCGAGATGGGGGATTTTGGATCACTGAATCCTACCGCCACCTCGTCACAATCGAACGCAGCGAGGGCGGCAATGAGCGGGATAGCATTGGCCATGATGGTCGCCCCATCCACTGACTCCTTGAGCGTGGCGGACCCGTCGAAGCTCTCGCCTTCCCCGAGTAGATGCAGGGCCTCACCCATGACCTTCAGCTCCACATCGCAGCTCAGGCTCATACCCTTCCCGGAGGGAGCGTGGATGCCCATGTAGGCCCGAAGAAGGCCAAGGAGTTCCTCGCGGTTGGCAATCCCGGCAATGGGCTGCTTGAGCGCAAGGAGCTTCGAGTAGCTCATCGAGCGGCGGTCGTGGAACAGGGGGATGGTGAAGCCGCAATCAGGTGAGGTGACCCGCAGCTTGTCCCCATCCGAGTCCACCACCACATCGCCCTCCATCGCCTTGAGCAACGGGAGGACGGAGGTTGGGATGAAGAGGTCTTCCCGACCCCAAGGAAGCTCCGTCAACTGGACGGAGAAGTTCATCCGGTCTGTCCCGAACGCCACCAAATTGCCATTGTGGGACTGGATGTTGATGTGGTCGAAGTCGCTGTTCTCATCCGGGTGGCTCATCAGGGCACCAAACCCAACCGCCTCCACGAACATATGGGGGAGTGAGATTGGGGAGTTCTTAACGTCCGCCCATTTGACCAGCTCCGCGGAGTCCAACGTGGGGGCCTTGATCTTCAGGGAGCCGCTCTTGATGAGGGCGGAGGATTCGCCTGCGTCGATGACGATTTCCTCCCCGCCGGCCGCGAGGGCTGATTCAAGCGGGGCCTGCTTGATACAGGTGGAGCCAAGGAAGTCCCCGACCTTGAACCAAGCCTCGCCCTTCGCGGACGTTGCCATAACTACCCCATCGACCAACTGGATGGCCCCGATGGATTGGCGGGTGATGATGCGGCTGACGAAGCTGAGCCCCTTCTCCAGCAGCCGGGAGTTGATGGTGGTCTTCATTAGTCGATAAGGAAGAGGGCGCACCGGATTTGGCTGTTCCCGCCGGGGGTGGCGAGGTGCACCTGCTTTATGTCGCCCGGGAACAGCGGCTCGGCCTTGTTGTTGAGCCAGCAAACCTTCGCAGACGGGTCAATCTGGGGCTGGCTGAGGCGCTCGATGAGGTCGTGGACGGTGAGGTAGGGCTGGTTTGTGGATGTGTTGATCATTGTGATTTTCAGTTATGGTTTCTAGCTACGGTTTCGACTCTCTACTTTTTCTTCTTCTTGTCAATAGGCAATTCACTCTCAAGGGTTTCCTTGATGTCCTCCGCGGTGATTCCCATCACACACAGCAGGTGGGCGAAGATGGCTGCCCCGCAGACCTGCTGCTGCTCGTCAAGGAGCGGCAGCAACCCCGCCGCCACGCATTGCTCATTGCAGCTCTCGGTGATGGTGATGGCCTGAAGGCGGACCAGCTCCAGGGTGGCCTTGAGTTCCTCGGGGTCCAGCTTCTCGGGTTGCTCGTCGCTGCTCACGGCTTGGCCTCCTTGGCTTGGGTCCATTGGTGAGTTTGTAACGTCGGGTGGTGAAATTGCTGGAACAACGCATCCCCCGCCTCCACCACCCGGCGGATGCGCTCGTTGACTGCGGCCAGCTCGCGTTCGAGCCTTTCAATCTCCCGATGCGCCCACCACTCGGATTCCCCCTTTGGGATACGGCTGTCCATGATGCGGCTTCGCAGTTCGGCTGCTGGCGTTGCGTTGCAAGGTTTGCCATCCATAGTTTACACTTTCGTTGCTAGTCCCAGATACGTGTCCCGACCCTCCATGTGAATCCACTCGGCCACCGGGAAATCCCCGGCAATCCCGTGGGCGGCTGCCAATGCCCCATACTCATGGGCTGGCGTCTGCGCTTTCCTGAGATATTTCTTGGCCTTCCCGATCTGCGGGTTGGCCAGCTCCTCAACCGCCCGGTGGTTATTCGGCAGGAGATCGTTGCAGATGTGGCCCCAGACCACCTCGCAAAACTGGTCGCTCGGCTTCTCCGCCTTGGCAACCCGGTCCCGGTAGATTTCCATCAGCCTCTCCGCACTGAGGCTATCCGTCCGCCAAGCCACACAATCGCTGAGGATGGTGAATTTGCTGAAGAACCTAGCCGATGAACGGGCGAACGTGTGGAGCTTGGGCTGGCCCGGGACCACCACCTTCACCGACTCATCCGCGAACGGGTCAAGGATCAGCTCCTTGAAGCCGGCCAAGGGGATGAAGCGTTGGCTTAGTTTCACCACCACATCGGCCCCTACCTGCCCCGCCATGACCGCGCCGTTGATAAAGGCGCTCCAATCCCCGGACGTATGGGAGCGACGCCTTGGTGGGCATGTGTAGGCGCAACCGTGACGGTCCGCAACGGCCTTGATCTGCGGGGATTCCAAGGAAGCATCGTCCGAGACGAGGATGGGAACGTCCTGCCCGAAGACCTTCCTGCATTGGACCACGCACAGCTCCACAAACTGGGGCAGCCGGTAGGCCCCGATGGTGATGGCGATAGTCATTTGAAGAAGGAGATGACTTGGAATATCGACTCCGCCCGCTCGGCTGCGGTGGCTCGGTGGTTTCGCTTGAGCGCGAAGTAATACTCCTCGTCCAACTGTGGCGTTGTCAGGAGCGTGTTCTCAAGAATATGGCATTCATCCAGCGAGTTGAAGTAGTCGGGGATGTGGTGATGGGCGTCTGAAAGCAGGACGTGGCCGCCTTCGGGGCTATAAAGCACCTCCTTGCCCATCCGAACTAACCTCTTCCACCCCGCCCACTCGGCCAGTTTGATCCGCTTCTCTTCTTGGGTGAGTTGGCTCATTTGAGTTTCATTATCCGGCGTTTCTGGAATCTCTGGAAATGCTTCTCTCCGGTGGCCTCAAGGTATTCGCGGCTCGGATTGCGGCAGATGGATTTCCATCCCATTTCTGTCTTCACTTGTAATTCGTAGGTGCTCATTCGTGGCTCCTCTTGAAAATCTCCGGAATCTTCCCCAGCACACTCGGCCAGTCGAACTTGTTGCGCTTCCGTTTCCGGGGCAGCTTGGTGGAGCCCCAGTCGATCTCGTCGTAGTTGGAGCCGTAGTGGTAGCGGTTGACCCGGCGGGGTGTGTCGCCCTTGCCGGAGCCTTCGGTGGGTATCGTGCTCATTACTGTCCTTTCCTTCCCATTGCCTTCATTGCTGATTCCTGAAGTGCCCGGTCCATCTCCTCGCGAACCCGTTCCGGGTCCATCGTGGCGTAGGCCAGGAAAGTGGAGGGGTTGCTGTGGCCGGTGATGGCGCACCCAATCAACGGGTTCACCCCGCCCTCGACCAGCTTGGTCACAAACCCCCTGCGGAAGCAATGGGGGGAGTATTCGGGACTGATACCAGCCAGTTCCCGGGCGGCCGTCCAAGCATTGCCCCACCGTGAGTGCTCCCGCATCCGGGCAGCGTCAGGCTCAACGTATTCGCTGCGGTTGTATTCGGGATGGAACTTCCTGACCCTTTCCTGATCCAGCAGGCTCTTGTCGTTCAAGCGGATAAGCTCCGAGGCAAGAACTCCCGACGGGTCCACGGGGATGATGCAGGGGCGGGTGAAAGCCTTGGTCTTCCGTCTCACCTTGGAAATCACCATCCGCTCAAGGTCCACCTCGTCCCACCGCAGCTCCTGGGCATCTACCAAGGCCATTCCCGTATGCCACATGACCGTGACCAGCCAGCGGACCATCGGATGGACCCCCTTGGTTTCCATGAGCTTCCGGTAGTGGTGGTCGCGGATAGGAGGACGGCTAGGCGGACGCTTCGGGGGAGGCGGGGAGATGGACTCGATGACGTTCGGCTCCACCCACCGGTTCCTCACCAGCCAGCCAATGAAGGACCGGCAGATGGACCATTCGATCTGCGTGACTCCCCCGTTGCGGTAGGCTGCGAGGTAGTCCCGGTAGTCCACCATCGTCTGCCGGCTCAACTGCCGCCCATTAAGCCACCGCTCGAAGATTTTCAGGGCAGCGATGGTGCGGCTGATGGTGGATTCCGTCCAAGCCCCCTTCTTCTCGGCCAGATACCAGCCGATGACGACGTGGGCGGGGGGCAGCTCGTAGACTCCCCGCTTCAGCTTGGCGGGTTCCTGCGAGGGCATCACCACCTCCCACCGGCCTTCGATGGCGAGGGGTTGGATGGGGTTGTCCATGGTCATGGGGTTCCTTTCGATTTCAGGTATCTCGTCAACTCCTCCTCATCAATCCGGACTGTCCGATGGCCCAGCCGGGTGGCCTTGATCTTCCCCCTCCCCACATCCTTGCTCAATGTGGCAGGCAGCATACCCGCCAACTTGGCGGCCTCCGCTACCGAGAGTCCCGGAGCGTCTCCCAATCGCTTGGCGGGCCGTTTACGGCGCAAGGCGGTGGCCTTATTCGAGCCAGCCCTGAACCCACAGGGAGCATCATTGCCCGTCCGCTTGGCCCATTGGTTGAACCGGAGCCGGAACAGCTTCATCGAGGACGGCCCGAACCCCCAGTCAAGGCCGGCCGGGGATTGGTCAATTGAGGGGAAGGTTGGCTGGCTCATTGGGTTCCCTTCGCTTCCCCGGATTCCTTGTTCCTTCCCGCCTCATTCAAAACCAACGGGAGGGTTGTTCCAAAGCCTCCCCTACCCCTCATGGAGATGAGGGGATCGGGAGCCTTGGATGATGCCTCAAAACCAGACGGTATGGGCGTTCCATAGACCCGTGGATTAAAAGCCTTGCGGCTCCCTAGCGTCGGCCCCACGGGAACAATTGCTCCTGCCGATGTAGCTTCGCTGGCTGCTACCGTCAGAACCGGGAGCCACCCCGGGACGTTTGTGACTGAAGGAAAGAAGCCCCATCCCAAAGTGACGCCCGAAGTGTCCGGCAAAGAAGGACGAAGATTCGGCTTTGGGATGGGGGCTGAAGTCTTGTAGGAGCATCGCCCGATCTTTGCCAAACCGCCATCGTCTTTGCTGGGCGTCAACCCAGGGAAGCCTTTGCTTCCGTAACGTGGAGAGTTTTTGTTCATCAGATTGAAAATTGCAAGGTGTTTCTATTTCGTTGAAGGACAATCGCATTCAGGCTGCCCATCTGTCAATAGGCAACTTTCCTTTTCATGGGGGAACTGGACTCCCGGGCACGTCATCTGCGGCTCACCGACAATCTTCCCCTGCCGCCACAGGCGCCGTAGCTGGATGAACTCCTCAACGGCCACGCTCCCTGAGGCGATGGTCCGCATCTCCCCCTTGCCGGGCAGGTAGATTCGGTAGTGGGTGGGGTTCACAGTGCAACCTCCACCACCTTGCAGATGGTTTTCCGGTGGCCTTTCCACAGCGATCTCGCCTCCTTCATGGTGTGGCACATGCCGATCAGGTTCCGCTTCTGGTAATCGCACCAGACAATGACGCGGTATTTCGGCGGTTTCACTGGGTTCCTTTCTCGCGCTCAGCAAGCATGGCGTCGGCGAATACGTAGGCCATCTTGGCAATATCGGATGGTGGTTTCCTGACCATCGCCCCGTCGGCCAGTATGCCAACCAATGCCTGCCCCGCGAACCAGTCGCGGAGGGTCATGCCTACACTGGCTTGGTATTGATGCCAAACCCGACCGTCTTCGCCGTGCATGGTGTCGCCGAGTGGTCCATGTGGAAAAGCGGGTCCGCCTGTTGGGTCAGTGCTCACTTGCTCCCTCCCTTGTTCTTCCGTCTCCGCGAATAGGCGCTGGCCGGGTCGGGGTGGAGGCGTGCCCAAGCCGCGGCGGCCTTGTAGATGCTCATGGGTGAGCCCATTTCCGGATGGCCGGCGGGCAGGGACTTGCCTAGGTGGCCGGCTTCAATTCTGACTTTCATTGGTTTCCTTTGGTTCGTTGTGGAGGACTGACTTCGTTGCTTCCTTGGCGCCCTGCTGGAAAAGGGGGTAGACCCCGAATCGCTTGGCGTCGCTGGCCGCAAACTGGAACCCCAGCTTCCGGAGGCGATCAATCTGCCTGTCCGGGTGGGTGGTCCGGCCCGACTGGATGGCCAGGGCCAGACTCATGCCCATATGCCAGCCGAAGGCGGTGATGGCGGACTCGTAGTTGGGCGTAGGCGCCCATTTGGTGGGTGGGTTGGTCACTTGTTTCCTTTCCTGTAGTTCTTCCGATAGTTCCGCATAAACTGGATGGCCACCGCATACCGTTCCGGGCTGGCCCATTTCTCCCGGAATCTTTCCCCGCGCTTCTCGTATGCAAGGAACCGATAGCCGTCGGCCCTCGTATCGCCTTGCTTGAAATCCATTGGCTACTTTTGGTTGGAGTTCCCTATGCCCATCTTTCCCGCCCGGCCCAATCGAGCCCGCGGAAAACCTTCCCGTCCCTCACATCCCCGCGGACAGGCAGCCCATTGGCCCGCTTGACCAGCGTAATAGTGCGGGCCGTTACCCCCATATCCTGGATGATCCGGACGTATTCCTCCCCAGCCTCCAGTCGCCTAAGGATTTCCGGGGTGACTTCCTTCATCCGGGCCGGCGACAAGGGCGCCCCGTTGCGGTGGGAACGCTTGCCCCGTGGTGCTGAGTGAGAAGACGGGGCAGTGTGGCGGATAAGCCCCTTGGCCGCACAGGCTTTGGCGGCGTTGGCCAGTTCTAGGAGGGCGGGGTTCATTTCAGTGATACGGTGAAGTGGATGTTGCTGCCGGTGGTTTCGGATTGACCGCTTTTGTAGCCGACGAAGGCCGTGAACTCGGCGAACCGCATACGGGGATCGTATCCGCCCATATTCGGGCTGAAGGCAATCCCGCGCTTCCCCCACTTCCGGCGGGCCATCCGGTCCGCGAAGATTTGGGCGGCCTCCCGCATTCCTTCCGCCTTCACATTCCTCATCCCGGAGCATAGGTAGGTATTCACAGGGAGCCTTTCGCCTTCAGGAGGACACGCCTTGCTTTCGCAATTGTCTCATCGGAAGGCATTTCGTTCTCCGTTTCATCTATCCATTTCAGGAACAACTCAAGCGCCTCAACCATCTCCGGCGTAAGGTTTACCACCTTCACGATATACTCCGCATTGGCCGCCGCGACCAGCTTGTTTGGGTTCCCCATGTTCACCACGGGCGCCCCGTCCTTGTCGGCCACAAAGCGGCGGTCGTGGACGAACCAAGGGAGCGGGCTATGGGCCGGCAGCTCCCCATACGCATCCGCCTTGGCCTTGGCGTGGGCGGTTGAGGAGTAGAGATTGGCGGACTGGATTGCTTTGGTTTTCATTGGCTTGGCAGGTTAGTAGCGGACGAGGTAGGTAGTGCCCTGATATTTCACTTCCGAATAGTCAACGCGGAGGTTGTCGGCCGTTTTGTCCCAGTCGATTGCGATGTAGCCGGGCAAGTCTTTCGGCAAGTCGCCAATGTCCTCCAGAAGCTCCATACAGTAGTCAACGAACTCGCTTTCCGGGATCATCGTCGCCCCGTCTTTCCAGTCGCTGATTTCCTCGCTGAGGGATTCCAGTTCCGCGAGTTCCTTCTGTTCGTCCTCGTCAAAGTCGGCCTCCAGCTTTTCGAGTTCTTCAACCGCCTTCTCGAATGCTTCCGGACTGGCCGTCTCGTCTGCCTCCGTCTCGTCCCGTTGCTCAATGGCTTCGTCGATGGCGTCCCGCTTGGCCTCCAGTTCTTCAAGCCGTTCCTGAAGGTCGCGGGTGTCAATGATTCCAGAATTACGTGGCATAGCTTTGTCTTTCCTGTCGCCCGGCCTCCGCGTAATTGCCGAGGGCGGGCCGCAAGAGCCGGAAGGATTCGCTCCGGCGGGCGGGGCGCTGGATCAATCCTCCGCCAAGTCCTGAAGGACGAGCTTCTGGCAATCCGGCGGCAAGTCGGCAAACCGGATGCGCTTGCCAAGGTGGTTACGCCCGCCAAGGCGGCAAGGCGGGAAGTCTGCCGGCCCACGGTCGCTTTCCCCATGCTGGCCGAATCCCTGAGGATGGAATGGCTCCGTGCTCATGCCCGCGTAGGCGAAGCTGTCCGGAGAGTAGCGGGTGCCATCCTTCTGGATCATCGGCTTCAGGTAGACGGCGGTGTAGCGGTCAAACGTGCCGCCCCTGTTTGGCCCACCGTTATCGTAAAACCTGGCCAGCTTGTTGCGGGTGTTGACGAGGCGGGCGCGGATTGCCATATGGTCGGTTTGCTTTTGGGATTTGGTTAGAGAGTTCATCGGTTTTGCAGTTGTTCGTTATGGTCTAGGAAATTGTCACTTGGCTTCCATTTCAAAGTCTTCGCGGCAAGCCCTGGCGGCCTCTTCACGACTAGGAAATTCCTCTTCACTTGCCCACTGCTCAACCTCGGAATCGGACGTCTCGAAATACCAGCGGCCCGTCTCCGGATTGCGGGTAACGGCCCGCCCGTTACCCTGAAGCCATTCGTCGCTCACCTGCCCGAAATCTTCCGGAAGCAGGTAGTGCTCCCCGAAAATCTTGGCCGCATCTTGCAAAGCATCCCCGATTTCGTCCGGATATCCACGGTCCCAGAAGCCTACGCCGTGGCCGTTCCGGCTAAACCAGAAGTCCCGCCCGTTTTGATCATCGTCGCCGGCCTTGGCCAGCAATTCAGCGTTGGCTTCCTGGAATGACCGGCAAGCCACGTCCGCTTCCAGAATCCACCAAGCGGGGAGTTCGGGCGCCAGTTCATCGGCCCGCCCACATTCGGCGTAATCGCAGCCGGAAGGCGGGTAGGCGTCGGTTGTAAACAGGGCGGCCTCTACGTAGCCGCGGAGGAATGGGGAGGCTTCGGAGAGTTTCATTTGGTAAAGTGGGTTATGGGTTACGGCTGGAAATCCAAATTGCAGAGTCATTCCGGGCATCCCGCTTGGTCCGGCAGTAGCCGCCGGCCAGTAGGTTGCCCGCGTTGTCGGTGACGGACCAGAGCCAAGCCCGGCCGGTTTTCGTAAAGGTTGCGTTCATTGTCATTGTCTCCTAGGAAATTACAGGCCCAAAAGTTCCCGCTGGCGGGCCGTCCCGAACTGGCGGACGTAGGCGTTGACCTCCCCGGCAGTTTCGGGGCAGATGCCGTTACGGTGGGTTTCGGGAAGGTCGCCGTTCGTTTGGATAGTGAAGGGGCGGGCGCCGGGGATAGTTACCCGGACGATTCGGTTTCCGTTGCGGTCGCGGTCGGTGGTGCAGGTTGTCATGGGATAGCCTTAGGAATTGACGGGGACGTTGGTAGCGGTGGCGATGGCGGCGCGAAGCCCGGCCTTTGCGTCCCCGTCCATTGGCCCGGGGCTTGTGTTATCTTCCAACGCCCGCAATGCGGAGAGGCAAGCGGCCAGCAATTCCGGGGCGGAGGCGATTAGGCGGGCGTTGGCTTCGGATTTCGGCCCGGTGTCGCAACTGATCACGCCGTCTTGCGTGTCCACAAGGTCGCCGTCGTTTAGCCAAGGCCCGGGAGTGTGGGTCAATTTCATTCTAGTTTTCCAGTTAGGGGTCCGGCTAATTCCGGCCCGCCTTGCCCGCCGACCTGAGCCGGAAGGCAACGCGGGGCGGGACTACCAAGCCATCGCCTTGGCGAACCGTTCAATCTCCGGCCAAGCTATCCGGTGGCAACCGGCGACGATTCCCTGATCATTCACGGCGTCCAATTGGTAGCCGCCGACAGTGTGGGCTTCCCCGTTCTTATGCCATCCCCGGGAACGGAGCGCGGAAGCAAAGCGGAAAGTCCGTTCCGCATCGGCCAAGGGAACCCGGGCGCCCTTAGTTGTCACAAGCTCCAATCCCTCCGCCCGGAGCATTACGGGCCAATGGTAGGAAGGCCGCACGGCAGCATCCCCGGCCAGCCAAGCCGCGATTTCCTCTGCGTCACGGGCAAGCCTAGCCTTCTCCCGTTCCCGGGCCAGCTTGGCCGCCTTGGCCTTGGCGCGAGTCTCCGCCGCGGCCAGCCGGGAAACCGTCTTTTCGTCCACCTTGCGACGGAGCCCGAAGAAAGCGGAGATTTCCCCGGCCTTGCGGATACAGGCCGCTTGCGCCGCAAGGTAGCTGTCCCTGCCCGTCCGCGCCTTGGCGGCCTTGCTGGCGTGGATTGCCGCCGTCTTTACCGCATGATCAAACAATTCGCTTGGCTTCACGTCCGCCAAGCTCATTCCGCGCCCGATTCCGTCAGCAACAAACACGGGAACTCCGCCCGGAATTGCGCGGCGAACTTCGTTTTGTGCCTTGGCTGTGGTGACGGAGTAGCTTGTCGCGTTGAAAATGACGAAAGGCTTGCCCTTGTGCTCGCAATGGCGGGCGATTTCCGTCGCGTAGCTGAGAATTGCTGGCCCGTTGAATGAGAGATTGCCGGGGCATCGGCCATGCGGGGCGGACTTGTGAGCCCAAACGTGGGGGAGTTCTGCGGAAGTGAAGACTGTTTTCATTGCTTTGAGGGATTGGAGGTTACAGGGGCAGGAAAATGAGGGCGATGGAGTAGGCTAGCAGGCTCGCCACTACGGCGAAGACCAGGAAGGCGACAAGGAAGGAAAGGATGGGGCGCATATGTGGATTAACGGTTAGATTTAAGGATGCCGGCCGCTTCCATCGCCTTCCGCCAATACTTGGCAAGGCGGGGCGGATTTGATCGGCAAAAATGGATTGATTCGGATTCGTAAGCGCCAGTCCGGAAATCCTGCTCTGCGTAGCTGGTCAGCCATTCCCCAACGCGGCCCGATGCTGGCCGATCTGAGCATTCCGGGAAGCCTTCCATTTCGCGGACAAGCTCCCGGAAGGTGAATTCCCGCTCTTCAAAAACGAATCCGCGCTCCGCGGCTTCGCCATAGCTGGCCGATTCGTCCGTCACAATCTCAAATGTTTTGCTGATCAGGATGGGCATAACAAGGGGAGGTTTGGCGGTTAGGGTGCGAGCTTGCGATCCGTCGCATTGGAACCGACGAAATAGGGGCGCATATTGTGGGACCAATAGTGGCCGGAAATTCCGAGGTCCGTGATTTCCTTCTTTTCCCATTCGGCCATGGCCGGGTCAAACTTCACAAGCCGTCCGTCGCTTAGGGTGTAAAGGAAAGTGAGTTTATCAAAATACCAACGGTCCCGCCGGCAATCCATGTATCCGGAAAGGTAGGCCCATTCGTATGCCGGGAGGTTGAATTCCTTTCGCAATTCAAGCCAGCGACGTGTAAGCTCTTCGCTGGCCATGCCGTAGCATTCGGCCCTTGAAAGCAAGCCTTGCACGCGAGTCTTCGCGGCGGACGGGGAACGGGGACGGAGTTTTCATTGGTAGGGATAGCTAGGAAAAGGAGCGGTTCATTCCGCCCCCACCATAACCCCCGGCCGGTTAGGCCAGAGGCTAGGGCGGGAGTCCGGTTAGATTTGCCCCTCTTGCCAGAAGGAAAGGCCAGAAAAACTACCGTCCGCCCGGTATGTGAAGGCCAAGCGGGAAACGTGGGCGCGAGGGTTCTCTAGGACAATTTCAACGTCGCCTTCCGCTTCCGGGGAGGAAATTCGGCAAACTCGGTAGGTTGCGCCGTCCTCCTTCTGGAAGGCGAGAACTTGGGAAGTGACAGCTTGAGCGAATGTGACAAGGTTTGTGGTGCGCTTCATGAGTGTGATGTGTGAGATGTGATTTGTTGCGACGAGAGATACTAGGAAATGGCGATCCCCGCTTGCGCCGCGTTCGCGACACTCCAATCGCATCAACGCATCCGGATACGTGGATATGTTGCAAATGTTTTACCCCTAAAACAAATTGCCGCAGAACACGACAACAGGCCCGCCACCGTTGGATTGCAAGCACTTACAAAAGGAGCCTTTCCGGGCAAATCCGGGAGCGCGAAGAGCCCCCCGGAGTCCCCTTTGGCCTGGCCGGTAGGTGCGTGTGGTATCAAATACATAGGTTTGTAACGGTCACGGCTTGTTTTGGATTTTGGCTTTGGGTTTTTTGGGCTCATTTCCATTTCTTGATTTACTTGTGGGGGCCTTTGGGGACACTTCTTGCATGACTAAAAAAGAACGCAAGAAGCTATATCTTGCCCGCCGATTATCTTCCGGGAAATGCGCCCACTGCAAAAGCCCGGTGGCCCCCGGTAAGACGTGCTGCCAGCGCCATCTGGACATACTCAAGACAAACCACGCCATAAGGCTAAAGAACCGTGATCTGCTTGGGCTTTGCGTGAAATGCGGAGGGGCCGTGTCTAAGGGTCGCTATTGTGATCGGCATCACCTAATGAGGAGGGCAATCCGGTCCGCGAGAAAGCTAACGGCGATTGGCAGGGTTGAGCGGAGCATAAAGAAGCGACTGAGGGCAGTAACGCGCCATGCCGCCCCAGTCCCATTCAAGGAGCTGGTTGGATGTTCCTCTCGGGAACTAGTCACCCACCTCGAATCCCTGTGGAAGCCGGGAATGAGCTGGTCGAACTACGGCTGGGGGACTGGAAAGTGGCAGTTGGACCATATCCGCCCGATCTGCTCATTTGACCGGACTTCCCGGGAGGGCCTGAAGGAAGCCTTCCACTTCAGCAATACCCAGCCATTGTGGCATGAGGAGAACATGGCGAAGGCTGCTTCCATTCCTGAGGAGTCCTCTGGAGATTTGTCTATGCGTTCGTGCCCTGCCTGAGATTTGCCCCTTGACAAGGAATCCCCTCCCGCCAACCCTCCCCCAACAATGAGCGACAAGGAATCAAAAGCAATTCCGCCCTCCGTTGAGACTGGGCGGCTGATCTACGGCCAACCCAACGACTGCTGCGACGACGGGACGCTGGGTCAGCAGATCGAAATCGAAACCCACGACGGCGGTGGCGGAAAGTATCTGACCATCAAGACGGACCGCTGGTCGTTTGATTCGGCGGAGCAACTGGTTGAACTGCTGGAAGAGGCGAAAAGGAGACTGCTATGACCACTGAACCTACAAAAATGACCAAGGAACTCCACCTGAAGCTGGTGGCGGCATGGTGGGATGGGGAGCTGGAGTTCAACTATTCCGATACGGGCTGGTCGAAAGCAAAAGGCACTCCCGCCAGCGATAGCTCTCTCGCTTGCTACCGCATCCGCCCCAAACCCACCCTGCGCCCGTGGAAGCCGGAGGAGGTGCCGGTTGGGGCGCAGATAAAGCTGAAGGGCTCGAAGGCAATCCGCCATTTGCTTGTTTGCACCACCGACCACGAAATCGAGGCTGGCCGGACATTCCGAGGACCCCACAAGTGGGCGTTTGATGAGTGCGTCCACTCCCTCGACAATGGTAAAACCTGGCTGCCCTGCGGCGTGGAGGAATCCAGATGACCCCCCAAGACCACCTCAACCGGGCTGCCCAACACGGAGCGCCTGGCCTATACCCTTCCATCCACGCATCTGGATGGCCCACAACTCACTGGAATGCGATGCGGAATGCGGCTCCCAGCGTTGGGTATCGTCCAATCCGGGATACGGTGGCCTATCCGGACCCCAAACCCGGTGAACTCGGAGCGTCCCTTGTTCGGGCCGGATCACTGAGGAGGATTCCATGACCTACGACCCTGAAACCGCCGGCCCTTCCGGCCCCAACTGGGGGCTGCTCTTGCTGCTGGCCCTGAGCGCCCTGATGTTTGGATTGGCCGTCTTCGGGGCCTTCACCCTCGCCAAGCTGATCCTATGACGGCCGATCTGAGGGCCTTCAAGGTCGTTTCCGGTAAGTTGGTAGCCAATCTGCCTCCCGAGCCCGTGGCGGACCTGCCAGAGCCCGAGGAAGGGCCTTCTAGGAAGACAAGGAATGACGAGGAGGACGTGGGGTGGAGGCAGTGGGATTGAAGACCGCCTCAAGCTGCTGCGGCCAGGAATGCCGGGTTGAAGGGAAGACGACCAACTACTACGTGTGCGTATGGTGCGGGAAGACGTGTGATGATTTGATTGGGTTGATGGAGGATTGGGATAGGAAGGAAGACCATGAAGAAGGAAAAGACCGTGAAGATTCCAGAGGCTGAATACCGCTGCCTCGTAAACTCATCGCAGATGCTGGGCAGGATTGCTGCTACGGTGGGCGACTGGTGCCGGACCCCGGAATCCACCACCTACGAGGCTGTGCTGGCCATGAAGGCGGAGCTGTATCGGCTACGGGCCGACGGGCTGGAGCGTGATTTGCAGGATGAGATCGAGCGGAGGAGGCAGTGGGATTGAAGACCATCGCCACAATCGTTCAGGGAGGTGTCCGCACTGGGATAATCAGTGGCCCGGACGCCTGCAACCAGACCATCCGGGTAAACGGGCACATCTGGCGCTTCGACTACGACCGCTGGGGCGGCCCGCTGTGGCTCAAGAAGGATTTCCATACCCCCAGGAAGTGCCAGTGCCCAAACAAGGCCGTCTGGAAGGCTTGGGAGCGGTGGTTGAAGCGGTGGGAGAGGAAGAGTCAATGATCATCATCAAACCAGACGGGATCATCCACCACGGCTACGGACGCGACCGATTCAACCCGGACCAGGAACCGGTGGGGCAGGTAACCAACGGGCCGCCCAGTGAGTGGTGGTGCGTCCGGCGGGGCGGCAAGATGGCCAGTGGCTGGATTCGCCAGCCGGACCACTGCTCCTACCATTGGCAGGTGCTGGCCTACGCGGCCAATAGCTGCGACGAGTTTCTGGAGGAGTTGAGGAAATCCAGTTGACCCGGCCCGGGCGGTCGGGGTAGTTGTGGGGGCGTTGCGAGTGGACTGAGAGACCACTTTCAGCGAATTGTCATGAGTTTGGGTGAAAATTTTAACCGTCCGTTGCGTGCGTTGCCGTTCCAAATTCCGGCACTCTCAATTTGCACGCAGCGGGCGGTTTTCTGTTTCTACGACTATGATGTATTCTGAGAAGTTGCGTGACCCGCGCTGGCAGAAGTTGAGGCTCAAGATTTTTGAGCGGGACGGGTGGAAGTGCGTGGTGTGTTCGGCCAGTGACAAAACACTCGAAGTCCACCACATGCGCTACCGGCGGCATCCGTGGGATGTGCCGCAGAAGTATCTCCAGACGCTTTGCAGCCAGTGCCACCGCAGCAAGCACTTCAAGAAGCCAGAGCCTCCGGACCCGAACGCATTGAGCGGAGAGGAAATGCGCGGCGCCTTTGAGGCGATGATGAGGGCACTCGAATGAGCATCCAGATCATGAGCCTCGCGTGGAAGGCTAAGCTCGGAAGCCACACCAAGAAAATCGTCCTGCTCGCGCTTTCTGACAACGCGAATGACGACGGGTTCTGCTGGCCGTCACTGGATACGATTCAGGAGAAGTGCGACCTTTCCAGGCAGTGCGTCCTCAACCAAATTGAGGCGCTTGCTGAGTCGGGAATCTTGCTGGTCGAGAAGAGCCACCGGAGGAACAACCGATACCAAATCCTGTCCGGACCGCTCTCGAAATTGGCGGCCGTTGAGTCTACGGCGTTGACCCAAGAGGATGCGTCTAGGGTCTACCGCGTAGACCCAGTTGAGTCTACGGCGTTGACCCATAGAGTCTACGGCGTAGACTCCAACCGTAAAGAACCATCAATTAAACCATCAGGGAAGGAATGGCCGGACGAGGAGAACATCGAGACTGCTTCCCTAAAAGCTGCTCCTTCCCAAGGCGAAGCCCCCCACGTTCCGCCGCCCCCCCCGTCGAAGTCTCGGGAGAAGTTCACGCCGCCAACCCGGGCCGAGCTTGACCTTGAGGCTGCCAAGCACGGCCTTCCCGAAACTCAGGTTACCCAGTTTGAGTGTTTCTACGGGAGCAAGGGCTGGGTGGTTGGTAAGTCTCCAATGAAATCGTGGAAGCTCGCGCTCGCAGGATGGGCAAACCGGTGGCGTGAGAGCGGTGGGCGATTCCAAAGCCAATCCACCACTCCGAAACCCAAACCATTCCACCCCCACCAGAAGCTGATCGACGAGATTCGCTCGAAGCTGGCAACCCACCCGGCGGACATGGAGCGGGTTCTCGATAGCGGCCGGCAACCCACCCAGGAGGAATCCCGGGAATACAACCAGCTCCGGGACAAGATGGCGGAGCTGATGATGGACAACGGAGGTGGTAAGTGAAGGACCCAACGATCCCGCCCCACTCCATCGAGGCTGAGGAGGGAATCCTCGCCTGCTGCCTGCTATCCCCGACGGAATCCATCGGCAAGTGCCTTGAATCCCTGAAGGCCGGCCCGGATTGCTTCTACGACATCCGCAACCGCGACATCTACTCGGCGCTGCTGGAGATGTATGAGGCCCGCCAGCCGGTAGACATCATCACCCTCCACCAGAAGCTCAAGGCGGACGGGACGCTGGACATGTGCGGCGGAATGGCCCGTCTGTCCGAAATCCCAAACCGGGTGCCCAGCGCGGCCAACCTGTCCTACTACATCGACATCCTGCGGGAGAAGCACGTCCTCCGGTCCGTCATCGCAACCTGCACCACCACCATCGCTTCCGCCAGCCAGTGCGAGGGCGGGGTTGAGGAACTGGTCAGCGGGTTCGAGCAGAACGTGATGGCCATCGGGGCCTTCCGGGTTTCCTCGGAGGCTGAGGACCACGATGGGAAGTCGGTGGCCATCGCTTCCTTCGCGGCCATCAACGAGCGCATCCGCGGGAATGTGGATGCCCTGCGGACGGGCTGGAGCAATTTCGACGGCATCACCAAGGGCGGGCTCAAGCCCAGCCGCTACTACGTGATTGCCGGCCGCCCCGGGACGGGAAAGACGGCGGTTCTGGTGAGCCTGCTGATGAGCGTCTGCCGGACCAGTGGGGCGAGTGTAGGGCTGATCGAGCTGGAGATGGATGCGGCGGAATTGGGCGACCGGATGCTGTCCGTTGAGTCCGAGATCGACGTGACCGCGTTCCACCAGCAGAACCATCCGTCCGATGAGCAGGGCAAGCAGATGGCCGGAGCGGCCCGACGGATGAAGGCCATGAAGTTCTCCATCTCCGACCGACCGAACTCCTCGGTGGCCGCCATTGCGGCCAAGGCGCGGAGGTGGGTGGTGTCGAAGAAGATTCAGGTCCTCGGCATCGACTACCTACAACTCGTCGAATCCCACAAGGGCAAGGACCGGCGTGAGCAGGTGGATCACATCAGTCGGTCCATCAAGCTGCTCGCCAAGGAGCTGAAAATCCCCATCATCGTGCTGGCCCAGTTGAACCGGGAGTTCGACAAGGAGAAGAAGCGGAAGCCCCGCCTGAGCGACCTCCGGGAAAGCGGAAGCATCGAGCAGGATGCGGACTTCGTGGGGATGCTCTACGACCCGAGCGAAAAGGAGGAGGATGATAAGCGGGACCGCCTCAGCCCCGTGTCCATCAACATGCTTGTAGCCAAGCAGCGCGGCGGCATTGCCGGGATTGACCTGAAATTCAAGTTCCGCCCATGGCTCACCCGCTTCGACCCCGAATCCCCCATCCTCTAACCCCGTAAATTCCCCATTGACAATGAACCCCCAGGAATCAACCTCCCCCAACGACTGGAAGGTGGAGCGGCTGGACGGCGAATACTTCCGGTTTCGCGTGGGCAGCAAGTCAAGACCCGGCAAGTCCCACTTCGTAGACCTCGAAGAGGCTGCGTGGGCAGGCCAGTGCGACTGTGAGCGGTTTGCGTTCGTGGTGGGTGTGGAGCGGAGGGCCGGCAAGAAATCGGAATGCCGCCACATCCGCGTGGCCCGCGAGGCTTGCAAGGATTGGCTATGGTCCGAGATAGCGCCGATGATTTCCAAGCAGATGAACCAACAGAATACGATTCAATGAGCGAAGATTCCCCCGACTACAAGGTTTCCACCTACGACTCCCTGAAGGCCCGCATCCGCGACTGGCAACTGGCGATGGGACAGCCTCTGCAAGACCCGAAGTTCCCCACCCAGCAGTTCCAATACGTCCGCGAGGAGTGGGATGAGCTGCTGGAGGCCCAGCTCTACGGGACGCTCAAGGACGAGGTGGACGCCATCGGCGACATCGCCTTCACGCTGGTCGGCCTTGAGAACGCTGGCGGGCCTTCCCATGTGAACAAGGCGTGGTTCACGCTGGAGCTGATCTGCGGCCAGCGGGGATTCAGCCTTGCCCAAATCCTTGAGCGCATCTGCGACTCCAACGAGACGAAGTTCTGGTCCGAGGAGGATGCGCTGAAAACGTATCCGGGCGGGGTTGACAGCGGTGGCGGCCACATCGTTGACAAGGTGAACGGGCGTTGGGTTGTCCGGGGCGCCTACACGAACAAGGTCGTCAAGCCGCCCACCTACAAGGCCCCCGACTTCACGGGGATCATCTGATGGCAATCAACCAGAACCCCAAATGCCTCGCCCGCAAGCCCCGTCCGCGCATCCCGTCGATCAGCAAGGCCCGCCATGCTCGTCTTCGCGAATACGCTACGCTGCGGAAGCAGTTCTTGCACGCCAGACCGCGCTGCGAAAGGTGCAAGAAGAAATCGACCGACATCCACCACAAGCGCGGCCGGGTTGGCCGCCTGCTCTGCATGAGTGAGCACTGGGCATCCGTATGCCGCTCCTGTCATAATTGGATCGGCGAGAATCCCAAGGAAGCCCGGGAGCTGGGGCTGCTGTGTGAGTTGGGGAAATGGAATACGCCGTGAGCATAACCAGTAAGTGGTTCAAGGATTATGAGCGAAGACAACGTGGAGAGCCTACTCCCAAAAAACCTGATGCAGGTGGGAGACAAGATGGCCATCACGGTGAAGTATGTGGTCCCGTCCCTGAATGCGTTGTTCGCGATGAACCACTGGCAAAGGGCAAAGGCAAGAAAGCTGACGGCCGCCGCTTTCGCGTCAGCGTTGTCTCCCGAAGGAGTCGCCTTCTTGACCCCGACAATCTCTGTGGAAAGGGCCTCGTTGATTGTCTCCGCTATGCGGGAGCAATTGAGCAGGACGATCCAGGATCGGTCGAGTATCGCATTAGCCAGGAAAAAGTTGCGAAAGGCGCGGAAGAAACCGTAGTTACGGTCGAGCGAATTGAATAAAGGAGGTGATTATGACGTGAAGGGCACCAAGAAAGGTGGTAAGAAGGGTGGCAAGAAGGGCTGCGGCTACTGACTTGCCGGAGCGCCGTCCAGATTGGGCGGCGTTTCTGCCTCTACTCCACCCAGCCCACCCCCGGAACCCCCATCTCCTGGAGCCAGCACTGCTTCCTTGAATCCCTCGCCGCCTGAGGAACTGGACACCAGCACCCGATCCGCATCTCCACCTTCCCATTGGATGCGCGTAAGACTTCCCCTGGGGTTCCGCATGTCCGCAAGGCGGAATTGTAAAATTGGCAATGATGACACGTTCTTAGTCTTAGCCACCAGCGCCCTCCGACCTCTGTCGTCAACAAGTTCGTCCCCGCCCGCAGTGACAGGATCGACCTGACATAAATCCACCCCAACCGGAGTGCCTCGGCGGTTCCCAGTGTAAGGAAGGAGGTAACTGCCACCCGGCCCATCACCCTTAGATAATGCGCCAGCCGGGAGAGCCGTTTGCGCCACAAACCTGTGGAAAACCGAGAGTATTTTCGGATAGAGGCGGGTGATGATGGAGCCCCATGACGTTGTGTATCCATGACGATTGACGAGTTTTGCGCGGTCAGCCTCCACATTCCTTGTGTAGGCAAACCATTCCGGGTTGGGAGTGACCTCCAGAGTCCACTGGAAGCTGCTCACTGGCCCCTGTGATTCGATGGCGCAGTTGACGACGTTGCGGAGGAGGGCCGGAAGCTCAGTCTCCTCGGCGGACTTCCTCAGCTCCTTGTCGCGGAGGCGGCGGAGAGCGTTGGGAAATCTGCTGAGCACTATCTGCTTCCAATTTGCCCTATACGGGAAGGCGTGGAGCTGGCCGAACCCGAAGTCTACGTGCCTGAGGTCCCCCACCATCCACCGTGGCATCTCCTGCGTAATGGCGATCCAGACGGCCTTGAAGGTGGCAAGGTCGGCGATGGCGGACCGTTTCCACGCGGCCTTGACGAACGCCTCATCACTCACCTCGTCGTCCTCGCTGCATTTCAGCTTGTCGAACTTGATGGCCTTGGCGGACTTGTTGATGCCCTCGTAGCGTTCGTGGTATCGCGGCGTGATACCGTAGACCGGATGGGCCACCTCCTTCCACCATTCGTCAGCCACGATGGGCATGGAGGCGTTACCGGAGATGGAGTTGGCGCGGACCAGCTCCCCGACCAGCTTGCGAATCTTAATGGGGACGGCTCCGGTGAGCAGGACGGCCCAATGGGGCTTCCCATCGACGGTGCCCCCGGTGGCGTAGAAGGGGACGGCCCATTCCGGGCACTCCATGACCCAGAGTTGGCGGTCGGTGGTTATGGCGAATTCACTCACAGGATCATTACCGTCGGCTTGGGCTTGCTGGCTCCGGGGACGCGCTTGTTCAGCTCGCTCGGGACAGCGCAGGAAAGCATGTAGGTCAGCGCGTCGAAAATGTGCTTGTGTTCGGAGTGGGGGTCAATCGCATTAGTGCCAGTTCCGGGCCGTATCTGCTCCAGCATCGACTGGACGCGCTGGCAGTTTGACCCCACAAAGATGCGCTGCTCGAACAGGAGCCGGTGGAGGAGGTCCCGCCGGGCTGCAACGGAGTGGCGTCCCTTGCGGACGGGCAGCAGCCGAATCTTCCCCTCGGAATACTTCTCGATCAGCATGGCTTCCGTGCCGTTGATGGTCATCGACTGGTTCATGGACGACGTGTCCGACCAATGCTGCCAGAGGACCGGGGCTTTCCCGTGGCAGGCTGACCGCCTTTCCTCCCAATACCCCATCTTCTCCAGCACTACCTCCGTGAAGTTGCTGAGCCCCCGCTTGGTTTCCTGAAGCCACACCTGCTCGTCGATGATGTCGAAGGCAATCTCCCCGTCCACCGACCGTGGAACCCCCATCACCCAGGCGGTGTTGAGGTTGCCGATGTCCCAGCCCGTGTGGAATACGTGGGATTCCCGGGGTGGGTCAATCAGCTCCCATTCCATCTTGTCCCGCTCCGAGGTGAGCGTGGGGACGATGTGGGTTTCCTCTCGATACACATCCTCGAACGTAGTTCCTTCCGTGACGAAATCCACCCACTCCCCGTAGTAGTAGCGGGCCAGCTTGTTCTGGTCGTTCGCGTAGGTGTCGTGGATTTCCTGCTTCTCCTCGGCCGTCAGGAAGGCGTTGTCGTCAATCGTCCAGTGGATGCGGTCGTGGTCCTTGATCTTGTTCTCGATGAACCGCTTGTAAATCCAGTGACGCTTTCCCTCTTGGGCTGGGTTGGTATCCAGCAGGAATTGCTGGCGTTCCCGGGGAACCACCATCGACCGCAAGCACTGGCTGATGGTGGCGAATACGTTCTCGTCCTTGAAGTTGTCCGCTTCGACAAGATTCGCCAGCGAGAATTTCACACCCTTCAGCTTCTGCTCCACCTCATGGTCATGCTCCAGCGAATGAAGCTGGACCTCTGATTCCCCGCCGTAGTAGTTACGGACGCGGAAGTAGCACATCTTGGTTGTGGCCGAGATGGATGGCTCCTTGCTGATCTTCAGGCCGGCATATTTTGCCCATGCGTAGAGCCGTCCAGACCCTGTGTTTACCAAGTCACCCCATACACCAAGCTCACCGTTACGCAGGGTGCGGGCTATGATTCCAACAACAGCCCCGTCATTTTCCCAAGCGTGGCGGATGATCTTGTCCGCAACAGCAATAGTCTTTCCCACACGACGCGGGCCATCAATTAGCAAGAACCGGCTGTAATTGTTCAGAACATCAACCCCCTTTGGGTTCATTGGAGGAAGATTGAATTCGTCAGGCATTGTCGTTAGGCTTCACAAGCCGCTGTAGTTGTTTTTCGACTGATGTGCGATGCGAACTCGCCGTGGTGAATGACCTCTGCGGCTATTCTGGCGGCGGATGCTTCTTCTTTGGAACCGAAGAACCCTAGGTGTATATTCTTGCTGTTGATCCCGATTTGAGCTTGGTATTTCTTGAGCGCCCTACTCCAGCTAACGCCCAAAATACCAGTCGTTGAGTTGCGCTTCCCGAGGGTATTTCGCCCGTTCTCGGATACGGATGCCTCGCGAAGATTTTCAATCCTATTGTCAGACGAATCCCCATTGATATGGTCTATGCACTTGGATGGAAAACGTCCATTCACTATCGCAAACGCAACCCGATGGATGAGCATATTCCTACCCAGGACACGAACCACCAAGTGGCCCCATGGACTCACCACCGACCCAGCTACAGCCTTCCCGTTCTTTCTCCGCCTCAGAATGCCAGTGTCAGGGTTGTAATCAAAAACCTCCCGCAGTATTTCTGGAGTAATTTCCATGTGAACAAAAAGCAGCCCTCACGAAGCCCTGGAGGTGCATACGCACTAAGCGTAATCAGGGCCACGGAGGGCAAAATTTGCTTGTCTAAACACAGGCCCAGAAAGCACCACACCTCCAGACCCAACGACCGCAGCTTGACGCTAAATTCCACAGATGCAAGGCTGGAGCTGCTGGATTTGCTGCGACAACATCTTGTCTGGACTTTGCAAACTGACGGATGCAGCCTTCCACCCCAGATATGAAGGATTTAGGCGAATCTTACGAAAAGACGGTTCCCATGCCGGAACCTTCTACGGACAATTCAAAGAAGAAGACCTACCCCAAGCTGTGCTTGCGCGACAAGACGCTGGCGGCGGTATTCGGCAAGGACTTGCCCAAGGTCGGAACCGAGATCGAGGGCGAAATCATGCTGAAGGTCACCGGCATCCGGGACGACGAATACGGCAAGAGCGTGGATTTCGACGTGGTTTCCATGGAGTTGGAGGGAGCTGAATCGGAGGAGGATTCCGAGGAAGATGGCCAAGAATCATAAGATTCTGGTCCAGACCTCCAAGGATGGGTCGCTTGCCATCGGCATCCACGCATCCAAGTTGGTTCCTAAACGGGTAGCGAACAAGCTGGTATGGTCGCTTGCAGCCATCAACGAATTAGCGGGGTTCCTGATCGAACCAGTTCCGGGCGTCATAATCCGCCCGCGCATTGTTGTCCGTATCGAGGGGCGAGCCTCGCGGCAGGCAATGGAAGCCTACGCAATCCACCTCGCACGTAACCGCAAGCTGTCCCTATGCTCGATCTCAAAGAACTTGAAAAGAAGGGTTATTCAGAAGAGGCCCTCAAGACCATCTTCCAAAAGGATACCCATGTCCTGAAGAAGTCCCACCCGAAGGTGGCCGAGCTGATTGATCTCCACGTCAGCCGCATCGACGACGGGGTTCTCCGCTCCCTCCAGCGGTCCCGGGAGTTCTGGGCCATCGACAAGGCTTACGATGTCAGCCAGGACCAGATTCCCTACACGTTGGTCAAGGGCCTCATCAGCAAGAACGTCGGCCCCGAGGAGCTGCTGAATGTCGCCAAGGACTGGGGGCTGGACCACATGCTCACCGGCAAGGCGGACGCCAACGGGAATCCGATTGGCTGTGACGGGAAGCGGTGCGACAAGGCGGCCCAAGCCTACGAGCTCCATCTCCCCACCTTCTTCACCATCTACGTGCCGTTGGTGATGGCCTACCACAAAGCCCGGTGGGCCAAGCTGTTCAATGATCGCAACGTGGACCCGCTCTACAAGCTGGAGCCCACGATGCTGTCGATGAAGCGGAAGCTGCAAACCCGCATCATCACCTCCCGAATTCGGCGGATGACGCAGGACATGGGCTACCAAGCCTACGAGCGGGATTCCATCCACAACAGCCTCCTCTACGGCGTGTGCATGAACTTCGCCGAGGACTCCTGGTTCTCTGAAAAGCACGTCTTTAACGGTAAAGAAACAGTAACCAAGTCGGGCATCCCGTTCACCATCCCCCACCCGGGCCGGACTTTCTGGGACCTGACCAAGCCGCTCCATACCCTCAACACCGATTCGGGTGTCAGCTATGCCGGATACTGGACCATCCAGCGTCTGATAGATGTCAATGCCGAGCCGGCCTACTGGAACAAAGAGAAGATCGAGATTGGCTCGAACTCCAAGTGGCGCTCCTCCGGGCTCTTCCAGCTCTATCAGGAGCTTTACCCCTGTGCGGCCAAGTTCCCGGACAAGCTGATCGGGCCTCAGAACGACCGAATCCAGGAAGCCTTCCGCTACAACTACTCGTCCGACAAGGATTCCGCCATCGACGTGACGGTGATGTTCCACCGCATCATCCCGAAGGATTGGGGCCTGTATGACTACGACCGCCCGGTGTGGCATCGCTTCGTCTACGCCGGCTGCAAGGTCATCCACGTCAAGCCGTTCCCATATTGCCCGGCCAACGTCTACCAATACGACGCTGACGGGAACCGGGGCCGGGTCACCGGCATCGGCCTTGAGCTGCTTCCGTATCAGGACCACATGGGCAACCTGTTGTCCCAATACCTGCTGTCGGTGAAGAAGAACCTGACCCGCATCGTCGCCTACGATCAGGACATCCTCTCCAAGGACACCATCGACACCATCCGCAACGACGCGGAGAACGCCCTGCGTGGCATCCAGTTCGTCCCCTACGACGCCCGGGAGCTTCGCAACATGGGCAAGGGCGGGGTCGGTGAGGCCCTCACTCCCCTTCCGCTCCAGCCCCAGTCAACCCAGGAAGTCCTGAACGCCGTGACAGCCCTGCTGTCGATGGTGGAACGGGCGCTCGGGTTTTCCCCGCAGGAAATCGGAGCCTCAGCTTCCCATCAACAGTCCGCCACGGAGGTCATCACGATCTCCAACAACACCTCCCAACGCCTCCAGCTCACCGGCTCCTATATCGACGAGGCGATGGCAGCCCGGGCGAAGATGCTATACGAGGCGATGCTGGCCTACGATTCCGACGAGGTGCTGGCAGAAGTAGCCGACCTCACTGAAGATGGGGCGAAGATTCTCAAGGAGATGGGCTTTGAGCTGGAAGAGGACGGAACCCACTCGGTTGGTGTCCGCGGTCCCAAGTCCGCCCTCATCCTTGAAGGCATCGGCATGTTTAAGGACCCGTCCGGCCGCATCAACGAGCCAAAGGTGGCTGAGCTGATGACAACCTTCTTCGACCGGATGCTGAGCAACCAAGCCATCGTCCAGACCGTCGGCGTGAAGTTCCTGTTCGACCGGTTCAACGACATCACCCAATGGTTCCAGCTCCCGGTGGACTTCCGCCTCCCGAGCAACTTCAAGGACCCGAACGCCGCCGAGAACCAGCAGCAGGCCCAGGAAGCCCAAGCCCAACAGCAGCAAGCCGCTATGCAGGCAATGCAGCAGATCGCCGCCGAGGTCAGCCAGCAGGTGGTGGGTCAGGCCCTCCAACAGGCTGGCCAGCAGATTCAGGAAGCTGTGGCTGTCCCGCTGGCTGAGAAGCAGGCCCAGCTTGAACAGGCCCTCATGGGCATCATGCAGCAAGTCCAGCCCACCCAGCAGGCCCTTGCCCAGATTGCCCAGCAGATGCAGGTGGACCAGCAAGCCAACCAGCAAGCCATCACGCAGGTTGCCGGCGTCACAGCTTCCCAGCAGGGGCAGATTGACCAGATTGCCGGGGTGCTTAAGGGGATTGACCAGACGATTACCGGGCAAGCCCCGATGCAATGATAACCGTCAAGAAGCGGGAGCTTACAAGGTCCTCAACCGACCCCATCCAGATGTGGTTGGCGGAGGACGCAGCCTTCAAGTTCCGGGCAGTCCTCGCGGGCAGGATAGCAGAGCTGGAAGCTGAGTTCGTAAACGAGTCCATGAGATGGTCCACGAAGCTCGTTTCCGGTGAGGTTCCCCAGAGCGCCCAAAGTAAATTGAGCCTTGCAACTCGCTATCAGATAGCCCTAGATGTCCTCAACGAAATGGGCCAAGCAGACGCGCCCATGAGCCATGTAACGCTGGAATTGCCGTATGCCTGATCCTATCGAAGCCGCAGCCGAATCAAAGATCGCCACTACCCCGCCCGCCGAGGAAAAACCAAAGGTCCGGGAGACACGCGAGGAGGCCGCCGGGAAAGCCGTGAACGCAGCACGGTCCCTGTTCAGCCGGATGAACAACGCCCCCGAGGAGAAGAAGGAAGACGATAAGCCCGTCGAGCCCAAGGCTGAAAAGAAAGCCGAGGCGCCCAAGGCTGAGAAGAAGGAACAGCCACCCGAGGAAGAGAAGGTGGTCAAGCGCAAGGCCAAGAAGGAGACGAAGGAAGATTTGGTGGATGCCCTTGCTGAGGCCCAGAAGCCCCTTGTAGAGGCCATCCGAAAGCAATCCGAGAAGGCAGCCCCGGAGAAGCCCGAGGCCGCCAAGCCCCAGCTCAGCAAGTCCGACGAGAAGATGGTCGCCCGGCTCAAGAAGCTGGAGGAGATCAATCCCAACTACAAGGAGGCGTCCAAGGCATTCCTGGACTTCAAGGAGAAGGAACGCGCCTACCAAGCCGAGTGGGAGAAGCGCAACCCGGACAGCGAGTTCGAGCCGGATGACGATTCCCATTCCCGTTTCTACGAGAAGAACGAGCCGCAGGTGGACGAGGAGGATTTCGAGGAAGCCAAGGAAGCCCTTATCCGCGAGCAGGCCGAGAAATCCGTCGAGGAGCGTGTCCGTAAGGAGCTTGAGCCCGTCCGGCGCAAGCAGCAGGAGGACACCGCCAAGGCATCCGCAGCCCCGAAGATCGAGAAGACATTGGTGGAAATTGGTCGCAATGCCGCCGCCGCCATCGACCCTGAATTCGCCAAGCTCAAGGACCTGAGCAAGTTGGCCGAGGAAGACCCCATTGCCGCGGAGATTCTCACGGAGTCCGCAAATCGCTGGTTCCCGCTGGCTCAAGGCGCATCTCTGCTCTACTCCGGCCATCCAGCCGATGCCTCCAACCCAGTGTTCCAAGCTGTTGGCGAGCTGGTCAGCAGCCTTGAGGAGCAGATTTCCTCCATGGATGCCGACGACCAAGTGCGCGACGGCAAGCGGTTCGCCACCATCTCCGCCTATTCCAAGATGGACGACCGCCAGCGTGCCCGCCACTGGTATATCGGTGAGAACGAAGTCGTCGAGTTTGTCAACAAACGGATGGCTTATGAGGCCAAGGAAACCTACGCCGCCGAGGTAAAACGGGCCGATGCACTGGCCAAGCGCCGTGGGTATGTCCAGAATACGGCACCAAATGCTTCCCGATCCACCACCCCAAAACAGGAGGGTAAGCCGCCCCAGCAGCCCTACGAGCAGCGTTCCGTCCGGGTGGGTGGCTCAGGCGCACCCCCACCAGCCCCGTCCGCTGGGGAGTCCGAGGCGCTAAAAGGCAAGGGCGGCTTCGCAAAGAAGTTCGGCTGGTGAAAAGTGGGTCCTGTAACAAGGACCTACTATGGCTGATTATTTCGAGAAGTGCTCTCCGCTGCTGCGGACCGATTACGATTCGTGCGGTGGCCTGACGCTGTGCAACGTCGCCCCCGTTTCGGATACCCAACTGGACTCCATCTTCACGGACGGCGGTGGCCGCTTCCGTGGCATCGGCACCCTGCTAGAAGCCGACATGATGGGCAAGGCGTGTCAGGTTGAAGAGAATGCTCTCTACAACTTCATCATCGCCAACGTCGAGTCCTACCAGACCGCAGTGAAGGCGAACAAGCGCCTCAACTCCGGCATCACCGAGGTTGAACCGTTCCTGCGCGTCCGCCGCAAGGGCATCATCAACAACCTGTTCTGGTCCGTGAAGACCGCCACCAACGGCTCCGTGAGCGTCAATGGCACCACCGCCGATGCGTTCTTCGACCTCCAGTCCCAGACCTCCATCCCCTCGGATGTCGCCTGGTTCGCCGTGGGTGACGAAATCATGATCTCCGGCAAGTCCACCGCCGGCCTCGCTACCCGCACCAACTGGCGCGTCGTATACTCGAAGATTCAGGGCGATTACGTCCGCGTGTATGTGAAGTCCCGCAATACCGGTTCGGCCCTCGCGTCCGGCAAGCTGGAGTTCCCCACCGCAGGCGTCGCCATCACGCTGGCCAACAACAGCTCGCCCTACGAGTCCCGCTGCAACAACCTGCCGCGCCTCAACACCACCAGCGATTACCTCATCTGGCTCCAGAACAGCCGCTGGTCGATCTGCAACGACGAGCACACCCAGAAGTTCCGCAAGTATCTCCTGGAGAACAACCCGCTCTACCGGGAATACTACAACGTGGAAGAGGGCGAATACAACCGGCAGGTCCTCACCGACTTCCGGAACAAGCTCACCCACTCCTTCCTGTTCGGCAAGAAGGACGCTAACCAGACCGAATCCCTCTGGCCGAATCTGGAGCAGATCAACTCCGGCTCCGATCAGGTGTTCGGGGAATACATCTACCTCCCGGGAATCGAAGGCCGCTGCGTTGAGCGCCGCGCCTACTCTCAGGGTGTGTATGAGCAGTTGGCTGATTGCGGTCGCGTGCTGGACCTCCAGGGTGACATGATTAACTGGCCCGAACTTCAGGACTACATCTACACGATGTATCGTATCCGGAAGTCCAACGGCCTCCAGAGCAAGATCATCGAGATCGTCACGGATTCGGCGTTCCGGCAGTTGTTCGTCAAGGGCCTCTACCAGTATCTCCGTAGCCAATACGGCGGCGATCTGCGTGTCCAAGCGAACTTCCCGGCGTTCCCGAAGGCCGAGAAGACCCCGCTGGGCTTCCTGTTTACTGACTTCGAGCTGGATTACCCGGCCGGCGTCACGCTGCGTGTCGTCTCCCATGAGTCCTTCGACGACATCGTTAACGCCCACACCCGCGAGTCCGCTGCGCTGTCCAATTCTGGCCGGTGGTTGTGGATTCTGGCATGGGACACCATTGAAATGGGCGTCATTGACTCTCGCTACCGCGATCTGTCCAGCGGTGGGATTGAGGACCTTGCGCGCATAAATGGGGACTACTTTTGTAGGATGGATAATCCCGTGCGTTCCATCCGGCACTATTTGCTGAAGTGGACTACAAATGTGTCATGCCCAGCAGCTTCGCTGATCCTGGAGAACTTTGCGTTCCAGACCCCGGAAAGCGAGTTCAAGGTTGGTTCTTATTCGGACGTGAAGGGTAACGACCCTAGCAACGACGCCTAAGAATCTCAGCTAGACTGAGCGACAGCCCTCGGCGAAAGCCGGGGGCTTTTTGTTTGACTCCAAATGGGTTTCAGAACAACGCTGCGCCAGTGGAATCTCAGTCTATTTTGGAAAGTAAATCAGCGAAGAAGGATTACAATAAGGCGTGGCTTGAAAAGGTTCGAGGAGACGAAAAGCTGAGGCTGGCATTGAAGTCCAAAAAGCAGTGGAACTACATCAAGCGAAGGATTGACGAAGACGGAGACGCAATCGGAGCTGACGAGTTCAGGACACCAGACGGACTCATTTACTACGCGGCCGGAATGTTGGTGCTCATTAAGGCGATTCGGGATCACAAGGAATTCATGCGGGAGCGCGACAAGTTGATTCGTAGGCGGAAATACGCGGAGCGGATTAAGAATCCTGAGTGGCTGGATCGTCGCAGGAAAAGAACCAACGCATACCAGAAGAAGATGCGGGCTGAGTCGGCGCATCACAAGATCGCTGGAGTTCTTAGAATTAGGCTGTGCAATGTGGTTCGTTGCCACGGCGGCAAGAAGCTCACCTCCACAGTGGCCCTCCTCGGCTGCTCAATCGAGGACCTCAAACTCCACCTCGAATCCCAATTCAAACCCGGGATGACTTGGGAGAATTACGGCCGGAAGAAGGGAATCCAGTGCTGGGAGATAGACCACATCCTCCCCTGCGCCTCGTTCGACCTGACCGACCCGGAGCAGCAGAAGCGATGCTTCAACTACACGAACCTCCAACCCCTGTGGGCGAAGGACAACCAATCCAAATCCTCGTCGCTCCCTGCGAATCCCGCTTGCCTATAACGATAAAGCGTAGGAGGCTTCCTGCCGGAGGTTCAACCCAATGGCACTCGACATAGAAAATCTAGGATCAACCGGAGTAGCGGTTGTTGAAACCCGTGTAGACAGGACCACTGTGGACCCGGCTGTGGATGGGATTCCAAATGTGACCCACCAGGCCACTATCGGGCTTCAGGGCCTTGTGCTGCTGGGGACAGGAACCTTGCTCAAGGGGAACTATTGCAAGATTCGGGTCATCACGGCCGCAACCTTCAGCGTGGTTGTTGGCCACAAGCTGGACGGGACGTTCACCGGGGTTGCATTCCCTGTCGGCTTTGAGATCGAGGGCCACTTCACCCAGCTTGCCCTGAGCGGCGGGTCCGTTGTCGTTTACAAAGCCTGATAACCCAAACCATTATGGCTCCACAGAACCAGAATGATGCACTGGACTCCGCGATGAGGCGGCTGGACTCACTGCAATCGTGTCTCAACGGGATTCTGGCGGAGAACGTCCGAACTAACACGATCCTTGAGAAGGTTGTCCAGCCAAAGCTGGACTTGGTGGACAAGCATGAGGGATTCCTGAACAGGGCTTGGGGCTGGCTGGTGGGGCTTTCGGTTGGAAGCGGGATGATTGGGGCCAAGGCCGCCAAGACGTTTGGGCTGTTGGGGGACACACACAAATGAGCGAACAATCTTCAGGGCCGTTCAAGAACCAGGACTGGGGGCTTAAATTCCGCGACAAGTGGTCGTGCAAGGTCACGATGGACTGCATTCGTGCGAATGCAGAAGCCATTGCTGCGCTGATTGAGCCGATGCTTAACGGGGTTCCTCCTAGTGGGACGGCAAGTGGCGACCTGAAGGGAACGTATCCAAGCCCGCGGATTGACTCGATTGTTGGCTACGACGGTCATGGTATTGTTCTCTCTAGGGGCGCATTCTTCATCTACGACATCAGCAGTGGATTCTACCATAGGCTCTACATCGACTCGGACGAGACTGGGTTCCCGCAGACAATCCTTGGCCCGGCAAAGACTTACGCAGAAATCATCTGATCCCATGAGGAAACTTCTACCATTTTTACTGGCTGCGTTTTCCGCCCTTGGCGCGGACGTGCTTACCCCCGGGCTGTTCTATCGGACGGACACCAGGGTTGTTGGTGCTACCAATCTTTACTTCGTAAACCAGCACATCACCAACTCCACGATCAATGGGGTGTCCAGCGCGGCCATCGCGACCAACAGCGCGGCCAACAAACTCGACATCACCAACGGCACCGCCGTTAACCTCACGGGTGTTTTGACCGGCGTGCGGTTGGACGGCACCACGCTTTACGGCGGCGACGGGAGCAACAATCTGACCGCCAACACCATGTTTGCCCTCGGGCTGCGCGGCGTCAACGGTGAAACGGTCAGCGTGTATCCAACAGCGCACACAACCAAAAACATCGCCAGCCTCGTTGGACTCAACACCGGACTGGTAACCACCAACGCGACCGTCGAAGTGCGCGGTTATTACGAGCCCGGCGACGGTGGCGGCGGGACGTTCTATTACGCGCCGTTTGAGGCGACCAACAGCGGCACCGTGTTTCAGTCGGGCAGCGGTTCGTTCGTTTGGAAGCGGCTGCTCGAAGGCCCCGCCATCGACATTCGCTGGTTTGGCGCCCGCAACAACGGTTTCCAGACCAACGAGGTTTACGATTCGACTGCCGCCATTGAGGCCGCGGTGGATTATGCGAACGCCACCGGCTCGGCTGTATTCATTCCCGAAGGTGAGTGGATTTCCAGCGGCGGCCACGAACTTGACGGAATCCGCATGTATGGAATCAAGGAGTTGAACCGCTTCGGTGTGGGCGGTCCGAGCCCGTTTAACACCAACGCCACGTCGGTTTTGAGGCACAAAATCGGCGCGACCAATCACATGGTTCGGCTGTTGCGCGGCGCTCAGACAGACACGTTCAGCATGCTTGGCCGGCGTTGGTATAACCGCCGCAACGAATACACGATTACGGCGTCAAGCTCGTCCACAATCACCGTCGCCACCAACGGCTTGCCGGCGGACCCGGCAAACCCGGCAATTCTTCCATATTACGGTGTTGGACTTCTTTACACCGCCGAGGGCGTCAACGCGGGAACGATGGTCTTCACCGACATCAATCAGACAACTGGTGTGCTTACGTTCTCATCGACGTTTGACTATTTTTGCACCGCGACCAACGGCCTGATTCCTGCCGGCTGGAAGGTAAGCATAAGCCCGACAGCCAACCTCTACAATCCGCGCACCGATGCCTACACGACCGATTTCATTGACCCCACGCAAGCGGGGTGGAATGCCATTCAGGTAGATGGCGACCATTGCCGCATTTACGACATGACCCTCTACGGGTTCCACGTCGGCGTGAGCATTGGAAACGTTTACTGCACCCGCGTTGAAAATCTCACGTCGCAGGGCATGGCGCTGGCCAACATTGCAAAATCCAATCCGTTCTACGGTTTCGACAGCTACATTTCCGGGCTTTCGCTGCAATGCAGCTACACCGAGGATTTATACAATCCGCAGGCGAGCGGGGCGCCGCTGGAATACATCGGTTCGCTGCTGGTTGGCACCGACATCATGGACGTGGCCGCCCGCTACACGCCGTTTGGCATCATGTTCCCGTCCAACGCGGACCAGTTCAACGGGCGCACGGTCATCGACCTGCCCATCACGGGCGTTTGGTTCGGTTCGCCGAATACGCTGACGTTCGACGACCTATTGTCCGACAGCGCGTTGCATTTCGGTGTGTTTGGAGAATATGGCAACAGCGCTCAAACCAGCTTCATCATCAACAACGCCAAGTTGCGAAGCCCGGCCGAGGCCAGCCCATCCGTTCCGCCGTATCAACTCGCCCGCCCGACGAAGTGGACCAACCCGACGGCGATGTGGGTGAACAATCCCAGCGCGACGCGATTCAATATTGGTGTGTTGGACATTCCCGACCTAGGACTTGGCAGCGGGCAACGCTTTACTAGCGGGCTTTACTTCGCGCCGGGCGGCACCGGCACCCGGTCAGTCGGCACGCTGGCAAGCACCCAAGGCGCCACCAACTTGCTCAACGGTTCCTCCGACGGCGTGACGTTCGGCATCGGTCACAACGGCTCGTTTGACGTGACTTTGGATGACTTGACGGCAACCAACAGCGTGACAGCCGCGACGGTGACCGCGACTGGTTCCGCAACCGTGGGCACGGCCGCAAACGGTCTTTCGCTCACAGTGAACGGCGGCACCAGCGGCACGGGAATGTTGCGTCTGGTGCGCGACGGCGTGGGGACTAATTCCATCGGCGTGGGAACGCGGGCGCTGACGTTTCGCGAGACGACGCAAAACCGGACCTTCGCCCAATTCGATACGGACGGTTCCACGCTCAACCGCCTCACGTTCGGCGGCAGCGCCACCACGACTCCTCGGGATGCCTATATCGTCGGCGAAAATGCCAGCGGAACGGACCAAGCGGGCAAGATACTCTACGTCCGCCCCGGCGCCGGCACGGGCAACTCGACCAGCGGAGGTTCGATTACATTCCAGACGCCGGACGCGACGAGTTCCGGGTCAACCCTTCAATCCCACACGTCCAAATTCACCATCCAGCGCGACGGCGACATTGCGATTGGTGACGCCGCCCAGATTGAGTTCGGCACCCGCGCCGCGCTGTCGTCGCCTTCGACGGGCGTGTTGAGTGTGAGCGGGGTGAAGCTGGCCACGCAGCCCGCCACGGAGACGCTCACCTACTCAACTACCAACGTGACCATCACCGCGGGCAAAGGGCCGATGCAACGCAGCCTGCTGACGGTCACGAACGACTTCCAGTTGCTCTGGTCGGGATTGACGGACAACGACGGCGGCGTGGTGCATCTGATTCCAGCGACCACCAACGTCAACGTGCTCGTCAGTTCACCCGGCCGCGCCGCGGGCAGCTCCGCCGCGACGGCAACGGGCTCAACCACGCTCACCATTACCGGCGCCACGAACGGCTGGGCGGAACTCGCGTGGAGCGTCGTGTCGGTCGGTGGAACCAACCGTGTGTCGGTCAACCTTGGAGCTTACTGAGATGACCCGCATCCTCCTTTCCCTCCTGCTCGCGCTCACCTGCTACGCGCCGACGCCGCTTTTCTTCGCGCAGAATGGGGCGATGACGGCGGCGTTTAGCCCGGCGGATGTCAGCGGGCTCAAGCTATGGCTGGTCGCAGGCGACGTGTCGGGGGCCGATGGCGACACGGTGCAAACTTGGTCAGCGCGCACCCCGACCACGATCAATGCGACGCAATCCACGTTGGCATCTCGCCCAACGCTTCAACTTTCTGAGATCAAAGGGCAGTCGGCCATCCTGAGCGACGGGGTAAATGACTTCATGACGCTCAGTGCGTCAATCGTGACAACGGGAAGCTGGACGGTGATTACCGTGCAGAAGCGACTTTCGTCCGGCGGGCTCGGCGGAAGTCTTGGCAATAACGTCGGCGTTGTTCCACCATTTGCGGCACTCGAATACGGATCGCTTTCTCGGATGTATATCGCGAGCCGGACAGACCAGAAATACTCCACAATTCCGTCGCACGCCTACCATGTCATCACCTCGCAGGACAACGCCGGCACGTTGGTCATGCGCGTGGATGGCGTTAATCAATCACTGACTGCGGCGGCAACAACCGGGTCGTCGAACTTTGAGCGAATGTTCTCCAGATTAGGTGAATATTGGGGCACTTACATCGCTGAAATACTCGCTTGGGAACGGGCGCTGAACTCAACCGAACTCGGCCAGATCGAAACCTACCTGCTCGGGAAATACTTCTGATGAGAACGCTGCTCACATTTGTCGCGGGCCTCACTGCGCTGGCCCAGACCAGCACCATCGTCATTGTCCCCGCCGCCCTACGCGACGCGGCCAACGCGCTGGCTAAGGCTGAGTTCGACCCGGTTGGCGGGGAGTTCACGTTCACCGCCGCGCTGGTCACGCCACCCGCGACCAACGTGACGCACTTCTGGTGTGCGGCTCCGTTCTCCGCGACCAATCGCACCAAGCTCAACGTGTTGACCAACACACCACCATTTGCCGGCGTGACGCTGGTGCTAGACTACGACCTCACCAACGGCGCCGCGCCCTTCGAGTTCCTCGCCACCAACGGCCTCGCGCCCTACTCGCCGTCACCTTTCCAAACTCCGTAATTTGCGGATTGCAATCCAAGCCAACCCATAAGAATCTACAACCACCATGAAGTCCTGGAAGACAACCATCGCTGGCGTTGGCGCAATCCTCACCGCTGTCGGCCACGCCCTATCCGCCCTTTTTGACAACGACCCGTCCACGGTAGTTCAACTGGACGTTACCGTTGGCGCAATCCTTGCCGGTGTTGGCCTCATTGCCGCCCGCGACAATGGTGTTACAAGTGAACAGGCTGGGGTGAAGTGAACTGGATTGGCCAGATTGTAACCGCGCTGCTCCGCTGGCTACAAGGGCTGGCGGAGCGCGACAAAACCATTCAAGATGCAAAGACTCCGAAGCCTATTCGTGACGCTTGGGCTGGTTATCTGCGCGACCGGCTGCCTCCCAAAGACGGTGGTGGTGGACAGCCAAAGTGACGTGGTGAGGATCGGCCCGAACGTGAAGGGATCGGTCTACATCTATCGCGATGGGCAATGGGTCCGCACCGGCAAGGTCCATTTGCCTGAAGGTTGGTATGCCGGACCAGGACCCAAATGAATCCATCTATCGGAACGCTGTGGCGCTTCAAGGAACTCAACGACGAGACCCCTGAGGAGGTGGCCAAAAACCGCTTCGTCGTTGTCGCTCACGATGACGGATGGGTTGAATACACCCAATATGACCAATCCTTGCCCACCCGCCGGCCCGTCTCCGAATTCCGCAAGCTGTTCGAGCCTATCCTACCATCCATTGAATGACGAATGACCCGGAATCAGGTGTGGTTGAATCCAACCTCCCGGTCGTAAATCCCAAGATTGGCAAGGGAAAAGCCAAGCGGAAGGCTATGACCGAGGTGGAGGCCAAGGCTGCCGCCAAGGCGCTTGGGCTTAACCTGATCACCGGTCAATACATCACCAAGGCCCACCAGCTTGGGCAATACCTTGAGGAGCAGGGGGCTGTTCAGGTAAGCCGGTCGATGTATCTGCTGACCACCGAGCATGCCCTGCTGGCAGCGGACAAGGTGATGGGGATGATGGATGAGAAAGGTGACCCAGAGATGACCCTCTCCCTGTTCAAGGCCCACCAAGGCTACCTGTCCATCGTCCAGTCGGCGGCAAATGGTATTGCCAAGGCCAGTCAGATTGTGGAGCCTACCGATGGAGAGGCTGTCAGGATGCCGCCCCCTCCTGGAGCGGTGGTGCAAATCACTACCACCGCCCCATTGCAGGTAAACCAATCCGCATAGCTTATGCCATACTTTGTCCGTTACGGTATCACCCGTCCGCTGCGTATTCCCACTGGAGACATCGTTCCCTTCGAGTCCATTGGGGACGACACGGGCCTGCTGGAAACCAATAACTCCCTCACCTCCTCCGAGCTTCGGAAGCTGCAAGCCCAATCAAAGATGGGTGTGAAGGAGGTGAGTCCAGAGGAGTTCGCCGAGCTAAAAAAAAAGGCGTCCGCTGGCGAATTGCGACTGAGATCAGTGAGGAGTCGAAGCGCCGAGCCAGAACTACGGGTGGAGCGATTGGAGCAGCCCCAAAGAAGTGCTGCGGACGGAAATAACCTGCTGGACCCCACGGTGGGGAACAGCCAGAAGCCCGGGAACGGCCACCCACTGGAAGTGCCGGACGAAATCCCATTGCCACCATCCATCAAGGCGGCTACCAAGCCGGTCGCAGCCAAGCCGAAGAAGAAGGCTGCTGCCGAGGAGTAACCCATGATGACATTCGCCGAGCTGTTCACGGAAGTATCCAACAACGTGTGGCCTGAGGGCCGCTCGGCACGATTGCTTACCCTCCACAAGACTTGGCTACGGGACTGCCTGATTGACGTTCAGCGGAAGGTCAAGTGCTTCCAAGTATCCCACATCCACTACGTCGGCCTCCAGTCCACTTACTTCTCCTGCGGGGCTTCTGTGTTTGAGGCTCCCCAGGGTGGAATCATCAAGGAATTCTGGACCGAGGACAACGAAACCCGCTGCAAGAAGGTCCATGGGTTGCCCCAGACCAAGGACGCCTTCCAATGCACGCTGGAGAGCAAGGCTAACTGCGCTTGCACGGACATCGAGGACCCCTACCAATACTACGCGGTCGGGGACGACTACTACGCCTACCCGGAACTCCCGCTTGGCCTGAAGTATCCGGACGAGACGGTGGACAGCGACAGCCGCTCCTGCCTGCGGTCCTTCGCCATGTTCGACGGGTTCATCTGGACCTTCCCGGCACTATCCTCGCTGGAGACGGGCGTGCTGCGCTGGGACGGAATCAAGAAGACTTGGCAGGACACCGACATCGTTCAGTGGGTGGATGACGAGGGTAGCGTTGACCGCGACCTCATCAAGGCTTGCGAGCTGTATCTGGAATACAAGAAGGCCCGCAAGGAGAACTGCGACAACGACGACTCCAGAATCTACCTGTCAGAATACAACGCCCATATTTCTGACATGATTATCGACTGCAAGCGCAGCCACCGGCTTCCCGACGGACGTTCCTGCTTCACTGCCTGTGGTTCAGGAGGTTCCTGTGGCTGAGTATCAGGGCAGGAAGGTGAAGCTCAACACGCCCTTCCGGACTCCCGGAGAGCGGAAGAAGCGAGCTGTCTACGTCCGCAACAAGAAGGGGCGCGTCATCAAGGTTCGCTTCGGCGACCCCAAGATGGACGACTTCAGGTCCCACAAGGACCCGAAACGCCGCAAGAGCTTCCGGGCTCGCCACAATTGCAGCGAGAAGAAGGACAAGACCAAGCCCGGATACTGGGCCTGTTCTTACGGGTGGTAGGCTACACCATCGCCTCATGGCCCGGGTCCAACATGCTCATGGCATTGTCCATGACCCGGTGCTGGATGTCTGACTCGTTCTCATACTGGACGAACAGCCTTGGCTGAACGCAGTAGGCTTTCGCTGTTGGCAGGTGGTTCGAGATCAGGCAGTCAATCGGACCAACCCCGTGGATGTGTGGGCAAATCTTCCTGGCGAACTGATGGGTCACCGCGTAGCTGGAAGTGGTCATCATCGTATTCACCCGGATGATTGAGGGTGATAGGCGTCCCTGAGGCTTGGAGGCGTATCCTCCTCCGAGATACAATGCGTCCCAATCCTCGGGAATCTCAGGCAGAATCTTCTCCCATTGCTCCCTGAACGGAAGCCGGTCAACGGCATGGTCGGCATAGCGTCCCGGCTTCACCTCGTCCGCGTCATCCTCAAAAATAAGCGTCCGCTTCCAGCCGTGGTGGGAGATCAGCTCAAGGACGCCACGATGGGAGGCGGTGCAACCGTAGTTCCCGCTGAATGACCCGTCCGGCATGGAGCCTTCGTGGGCCTCGAACCGGTCAGCCGTAATCCCGGTTGACCTACACATCTTCAGGAAATGATACCACCGGTCAGTTCTGGAGGCGCGGTTGATGCAGATGATCTTGTCGAAGTAGTCGTTCATTTAAGTCGGTAGTTCTCCCAGCAGAAAGGGGCGTCGTAGGTGAGTTCGTGGGTTTCCAGCAGGCGGGTCCGGATGGCCTCCCATCGTTCCTGGAAGTTACTGACTACCCGGTGGAACTGGACTTGGATGTTCCTGACCATGGTGACCTTCCCGCTGTCCAGCAGGGCTTCGAGAATCTCGTATTCAGCTCCCTCGCAGTTGAGCTTCATAAGGTCAACGGGCTCATCCACGACCTCGTTCACATCAACGATTTCCACCTCCACCTCCTTGTCTGACTCTGCCCACATACCCGTGGAATCCCCCTTGACGCCAATAATTACAGTCCCATTTCTTCCGCCGATGGCGAATGGGAACAGCTCGATAGAGGGGTGGAGCTTATCCTTGATGGCCTCATGGAACACCGGCTCAAAGCACCAAACCCTACATCCGTAGCGGCGGTGGATTTCGTTGGCGAAGCGGCCCTCAAACCCGCCCGCGTCAAATACGAGGCTGGATGGGTTGAGCGGGTATTCGTAGCGAATCTCCTCGGTAAACGGCTTCATCATTCTTCCTTCAGGTGTAGTTCAGTGTTGTCGTCAAGATTGCAGAATCGCGGGTGGTTCCCCTTCACGAACGGAACATCGTGTTCCTTGCCACCCTCAAGCCCGTCGATAATGGGGCTGTAAACCTCCCCATCCCCAAGGGTGGCGGCCCACCAGGAGAAGGTGGAGTTGCCGCGGAATAGCACGTCCGCATGGACCATCGCAAGAAAGTCCGGCACGAACGAAAGGCTGTCCGGAAACCCGCAGCTATCACTCTTGATGTCGTCGCTGACCATCTCGTAGTCGCGGAATCCATGGCGGGGAATCTCAGTGGCGTAGGACCTCATTGACACCACCGGGTAGCCGTAGCCGAGGTAGTCCCCGGCCCGGCGGTGGGCGAGGACCTTCTTCTGGGATTGAACCCTGCGTCTGACCATCTTCACCATGCTGTTGGCTGGCCGGAGCCACTTCTTCAGTTGGCTGCGGGTGTAGATGAGGTCCTTCTGGCGCTGCCGGTATTCCCCGATCTCCAAGTCATCCTGATGGCGAGGGCGTGTGGTGGGAATCCCGAAGACGATGTTGCCTTCCCAAGGGGGTGTAATCAGCTCCTTTCCCTCAATCTCCGAGAGGGCCTTGGCGTAGGCCCATTGGAACAGCTTGTTACCGAACCGTCCGATCAGCGGTGTATAGATGCCTGCCATTGACTGGCGCGACTATTGCCGATGGGAAGCCTTAATCAACCACTAAATCGAACATTGCCTATTGACTGAGAGCCGCAGGCTCCCATCCTCACCCCGCCGATGTTGAAGATTCACCGCCAAGCTCCCGTAGGCCCACCTGACTCCATGTGGAAGCCATTGGCTGATGAGCGGGCCGCCAAGATTGCGCTGCTGGAGAAGCGGTTAATGGAGGAGGAAGAATCGGCCCCGCCGCCTTGGCCGACTGAGCGGACCATCACCGTCATCCTCACCGTCCACGGGGACAAGCGGTTGCCAATGGCCAAGGAAGCCTACCGGTCCATATTGGCTGCTGGATTCAAGGCTGACCAGATTCGCATCTGCCTAACCCACCCTGCTGGTGTTGGATACGGGATGACGCTCTCCGCATTCCGGGATTGTGCCTGCGTTGACCAACTAGGCCCCATCGACAACAACTCCGCATGGCTCCAATCCTGTGAGCGGGCCGAGTCCTCCCACATCATCATCCTCCACGACGATGACCTGATGAAGCCCGGCCTCGCGGACAAACTGCGGGAGCGGGATGATTGGGAGGTGGCTTACTGGGATGCGGACCTGATTGGGGATGTCCAATCGTCCGTCCGATACTTCAAGTGCAAGCCGGGAGTCTACAACGGGCAGCTAGTCCGGGAGGTCCAGTCCGAAAATGAGCTGACCATCTCAACGATTCAGGGATGCTTTCCGCGCCACATAGCCATCGAAGCCTTCTCCCGTTTCCAGGGCGAATTCAACCAGCCTGAGTTCCAGTTCCGGCCCGGGATGTGGGTTGGGAATGACTTCCTGATCTGGTGGCTGGCCGGCGGCTCAAGCAAGGTCTGGATTGTTGGGGAGTCATTCAGTTGCTGCCGTGGTCACACAGGCTCAACAACCGCCATCGGGCTCCAGGATGGAAGGATTGCCCCGATGTATGGTGAGATGAGGCGCCGGCTTGGGGCGATCCCCAAGAGGCGGGTCATTTTCGGCCACGCCTTCGGGGAGGTGGGAAAGTTCTGCCGCCACTTTGAATCCTTCAAGACCCGCCATCAGGTGGTGTTCTTGTGCCACTCGGCAAGCCAAAGAATCCCATCCAACTCCAGCCGCGTAATCATCCCGGACTCAGGGCTGAAGATTCCACGGAACCCGGCCGTGTCCGTCTCCAACCACGCCTCGAAGTTCATCTTCCCGCAAGCCTGCAAGGCTGCCTTGGATGGGTTCGATGAGATGATGTGGGTGGAGACGGACTGCCAGTTCTCGGGGGACAACTGGGACGATGTGTTGCGCCATGAGCACTCAGGCGCCGGGGATGTGGTTTGCTCCGGGACCCCGGTTATGTGGTCCACCTTCTACTCCAAGACCAAGACAGCCGCGGCAGCGATTGAATACGCCAGCAACTACCACAGGCTCACTGGCAGGGTTGCCGCCATCGAGGGCACCCTGAATGACAGTCCGTGTGTTTTCCCCAATGGAGCCTTGTCCTGGTATTCCCGGGAGCTGATGGATGAGTGCTTTGTGGCCCGGATGAAATCGGGGCTGGAGCAGTTCGCTTCCGGTGACCAGTTCGACCTTGAGTGCGGGAGATACATCTGGAGCCGGTTTGGCGAGAACTCCTTCAAGAAGGTTGGGATTACCCCCTCATCCTACTCCGGCTGCGGGGACCACTGGTATAGCCTCAATGACCGCTTGCAAATGCTTTCCAGCGGTAAGATTGTCGCCGTCCATCAGGTCAAGTCATGAACAGAGTCCCCATTGAAACAACGGCCCCGACGCCCTACTTCAAGCGTCGCCTCTACGCCTTCACGTCCGACCATGGGGAAGCCGGGGCGACCCAGACTTCCGTGGCCAACCTGATGAAGGGGTGGGATGCGGACCTCTACCTGTTTGGCGGGGACAACGCCTACCCATCCGGCTCAGTAGCCCAAACCGCAGCAGCTTGGGCGGTGTGGGCTTCGGAGATCGCGAGCGAGAAAGTCTACGCAGCCCTCGGCAACCACGACCTCGACACGGATACGTGGCAGCCCCACGTCAACTTCTTCACCTACTTCCCTGGGAATCGCCGCTACTACTCCGTCCGGGACGGGAATGTGGAGTTCTTCATCCTGAACAGCGGCTACAATACAGCCGGGACGATGGTGGAGCCGGACGGCAACACTTCCACCAGCAACCAGAAGCAGTGGCTGGAAGCGGCCGTTGAAGCCTCGGATGCCCATTGGAAGATCGCCATCTTCCACCACCCCGCCTACACCTCCGGGGTTTCCTACGCTCCCGGGAAGACGGCGCTGCGGTGGGATTGGAGGAACCTAGGGATTGACCTCGTTCTGTCCGGCCACTCCCACAACTACGAGCGCCTAATCATCGACGGGATGACGTATGTAGTGGCGGGGATTGGGGCAAAGTCCCTGGTCGCATTCGCAGCCACTCCGCTCACCGGAAGTCAAGTCCGGGACTACACCCACTACGGGGCGGTCAAGATCATCGACAACGGGGACGAACTGGACGTTGAGGCTTGGTCCACTGACTCCGTTCTTTTGGACAACTTCCAGCTATCGAAGGCTCCGTCAGACAAAACACCAGACTTGGTTGAATGAAACCAATCTCCATCTACACCCTCAACCCAAAGCTGAAGGCGCTTGGGTTCCATGAGATCAAACTGGCTGACTCCAGCTACGTCGCACCGTCCTATGGCTGGCTGAAAGAGTTCTCCGACTACCTGTTCCGTGGGTGCCCGCCATACTACCGGGAAACCTTCGACTGCGAGAACATTGCCCGCTGGGCGATGGCGGAAGCGGACAAGGCGCTGGTGGACTCGGGAACCCGTGATGCTGGCCACACATTCGGGGAGGCTACCGGAGTGATACAGGTGAATGAAAAGTTTGACAACCATACCCTCAACTTCTGCTACTGTGACGACGATGAAATCTACGTGGTCGATGCCAAAGCGGGCCTGCTGGCTCCTATTGCTGGCTACAACGCTGCTTGGTCTTCCTGCCGGCTGTAAGGCCACCGGGGACCGTCCGCCAACAATGCGCTGACTGCATGAGCAACCTCCAGCTTCCACCCCCAATCTCCATCCAGGCCCATGAGCAGGGATTCGAGGCTGGAATCTTCAAGGCCAACGGAGGCCCGAACACCTACCTGTTCAACAACGCCTTCTTCCTGCGGGGTAAGAAGCTGTGGATGGCCGCCCGGCAGACCCACATGATCGGCGGGAGGTGGAGTGAGTGCATGAGTGACCTGATGGCCTACCCGGTCAATGGGGACATGACGCTGGGAAGCCCGGAGTCCATCTACTACCCACGGCGTTCCCCATCCGAGAACATCGAGGACCCGCGGGTGATTCCATATGGGGACGGGTATCTGGTCAGCCTGTGTAGCTGGGAGCGGACACCGCGCCCTGAGAACGTGCAAGCCCAGCAGGTCTGCTGCTACATGGACGACCAGCTCCGCATTGAGAGTGTATGGACCCCGGAATATGGCAAGAACTCCGGTAGATTCGGTGGGAACATCGGCTTCGAGAAGAACTGGATTTGGTGGTTGGACGCGGAAGGCCAGCTCTGCTTCACCTACATGACCCACCCCCACCACGTCGCCATCACGGACGGGCGGAAGGTCATCGCCTCCACCTCGGACGACTACGACCATCGCTGGCTGTTTGGCCATATCCGCGGTGGGACTCCTCCCATCCAGATGGGGGACGAGTATGTGGTGGCCTTCCATTCCTCGCTGCCGTGGAAGTCGGTCCGCGGTCTGGGCCTGAGGATGAAATACTTCTTGAGCTTCCTCAGCTTCGAGCCGACCTACCCCTACAAGGTGAAGCGGATTTGCCGGCGCCCAATCCTGAGCGGGACGGACCAGGACCCGGTAATCCGGGAAAGCCCCGCAGTGGTGTTCCCGTGTGGGTTGGTGAAGATTGGGGACGATGCGCTGGTGAGCCTTGGCAGCAACGACATCTCCATGGGGTGGGCGAGGATTCCTCTCAAGCTGATCGACTCATGGATGGAGCCGGTGTGAGAGTTGTCTCTTGACGGCCAGTCCGTTCTGGATAACCGTAGCTCCGCCTTCTAAATGAGCAACCACCTGACAATCGCCTGGATCACCAACCGGCTGGATGCCCGCCCGGAATACTTCCTCCACAGCCTCGCCAACGAACTGAATCGAACCCAGTTCAACCGGGACAACCTCACCATCCTGCTGGTGGACTTCCACCTCCACTATGATGGGGACCTGACCCGAAAGACCCTCTACTCGCTGCTCATCCAAGAGGCCGGGTTACAAGGCTTGGTCCGCCACGTCCCCACCGCCCCGTCTGTCTGGCAAGGCCCGCACAGGCTGACCAAGGAGGACCACTTCGACGCCGCAGCCGTCCGCAACGGGGCCGTGTGTTATGCCAAGGATGGCTACTTCGCCTGCGTGGACGATCTGAGCGTGATGCTGCCCGGCTGGCTGGATGGGGTGATTGAGGCCCAGAAGACCCACTACATCGCCTGCGGGGCCTACAAGAAGGTCAAGAAGCTGGTGGTCGAACGGGGAGTCGTGAAGTCCTTCGAGGAGAATCCGCCGGGGAATGACCATCGCCTCAACTACCCGACGATGTGGAAGTGGTGTAGTGGGCAGTGGATGTATGGGTGTAGCTTCGCGGCTCCTGTGGAAGCTATACTCAAGGTGAATGGTTGGCCGGCGTGGGATTGTGGGGGTATGTCCTACGAGGACGCCTTGCTCGGGGTAACAATGCAGCGCAATGGATACCTGTTCAGATACGACCCAAGGATGATGACCTACGAATCCGACGAGTTGCATGGGCAAGGCAAACCGTTCCGGAGAGACGACCCCGGCGTAAGTCCGAATGACAAATCCCACGCACTTCTTGATAGGTGTAAAGGTTCTGTGCGCTTCCACAACGAGTTTGGGGAAGGTATCACATCGCTGGCCGACTTGCGGCAGCGAATCCTTGCTGGTCACCCATTCCCAATCCCCACCACCCCAACCCATGAGTGGTTCACCGGGAAGGCCCTGCCAGACCTATGAACCCACCCACCTGCGTCATCACCCTGAAATCCCAGCCGGACCGCTGGACGCGCTGCTTCACCCACCTGAACGAGCGTGGCTACTGGGCGCAACCGTGGGCTGGGATTGACGCCGATAAGATGGGGCTGGTTACGACCCACACCCATCGCCTTCCCGACGGCCGGGACTACACTCCACCTCCCTACCACGTAGGCTGCTGCCTGTCCCATTGGCTACTCTGGCGCGATCTGTGGCGGAACTGGGGAGGCTCCTCCAACCCGGTTGCGGTGATGGAGGATGACGTGGAGCTGCGGGAAGACTGGGAGCCCATGCTGTATGCGGCCCTGAAGGACCTCCCGGACGACTGGGACATCCTGTTTGCCGGGAGCTGCAATGCAAAGTTCAACGGGGCAACCCACTACAAGGGCAACCTGTGGCAAGCCAAGGAGCCGCTATGCACCCACTTCTACCTCGTCCGCCCGAAAGCCCTGCCTGTCCTCATCGAATCCTGCGAACGCATCTACACCAAGATTGACTGGGCGATTGTGGAGCAAGCCCTGCCGAAGCTGAATTCGTTCGTGGTCCTGCCAAGGATTGCCGGCCAACACGGGACTGAGCTGATCGAATGAGTTGCCCGTTGACAGCCGGCAACGGTTGACCAACCTATCCCAGAATGAAGTTGCTTCCGCTCCCTGACGACCTGAAGGCCCATGTCCTTGCCCATTTCAATACCGTGACGGACGGGTGGTGCTGGGAAGACAAGGCCATCAAGCTGGCTGAGGTGGTGTGGACGCTGAAGCCGAAGCTGACCGTGGAGGTGGGGGTGTTTGGCGGGAAGTCCTTCATCCCCATGGCAGCCGTGGTGGCCCATCTGGACCAGAACACGGGGAACCATAGCGCGGTGGGGATTGATGCGTGGGCGGCTGCGGCTGCGCTGGAGAACAACCTCGGCACGGCGCATGAGCAATTCTGGAAAGATCAAGCCATGTTGGATGCCGTCCACGCCCGGGCAATCGGCCGGTGCAATGCGCTGGCCTGCCGGAACGTGAAGCTGGTCAAGGCTTGGTCCGCCAATGCGATCAACGATTTTGGGTCGGGTGAAATACAGGTCCTTAGTCTCGATAGCAATCATTCGGAAGAAACGTCGTCCCGAGACGTTATGACGTGGTGGGTGAAGCTGGCAAAGGGCGGAGTATTCATCTTCGACGACACCGCTTGGGAATCCCAGCAGAAGGCCGTCAACTGGCTCAAGGAGCGCGGGGAAGTCATCTGGGAATACAACCAGAACGGGAACTCGACGATGTTATTCCTTAAAAGCTAATTTGGTTCGGAACGTGGCCGGGCAGGCTTTCGTGGAATTAACTGCCATCGGTCTGGAAATTCCGTTTACGGGGCGCTTCTGGCTTATGCTTTCGCCGGTTAGCGCCCCGACCTTTTTCGGCTTGCTCCTTTACCGATAACGACTGACTGTTCCCCCATGGGCAGTCCAGTTGTATCAGGAGACATTGAGAGTCTCAATCTCTCGAACTCGTTGTGCGCGGAGGAACTCAAGCATCTGCGCCTTCGCGACCAGATGAAGGAGTTCCTTGACTGGTTCATCGACGAGACGGGCGACGTGAGCGATGCGTTCCTTGAGAACATTGCCGACAAGGTGACTCCAATCGGGACGATCCTGCTGTGGAGTTCAGCTACCCTCCCGTCCCCAAAATACCTGCTGTGCAACGGTCAGGCCATCAGCCGGACAACCTACGCTTCCCTGTTCGCCCGGATTGGCGTCATTTTCGGGGCCGGTGACAGCTCCACGACCTTCAACCTACCGAACCTGACCGACCGGGTTCCGGTGGGGATTGGCCAGCAATACACGATGGGGCAGCAGGTTGGCTCAAAGGAGGTGGCCCTGACCTCGGCGATGTTGCCGCTCCATTCCCACACCATTCCAGTAAGGCGGGCGGATGCGGTTGAGTTTTTCGGAAGCTCGATGGCTAAACTGGAGGTTTTTCAAGTTTACAACAGTGGAACAACAACCCCAGTAGTGGACGGAGCTATATCTGGAAATAACCCAGAATCAGCTACGGTTACCACCGCCGAATCAGGCTCTGCAACCCCCACGAACGTAAACCTCCTCCAGCCTTCGCTGGGTGTGAACTTCATCATCAAGGTCCTGTAATGGCTGCCCCCTGCAAGGACATCCTGCTGGAACCATTGGCCGGAGGGCTGGACCTAAAGAGCCAGTCCGGGGCCGTGGCGTTCGGCAACTTCCGCCTCATCCTCAACATGGATGGGTCGCGGCAAGAAAGTTGGTGCAGGCTCAATGGCTGGCGGCGTTACGGGTGGGACCAAGAATGCGTCAACAACCTCGACCTCCACGACCAGATGGTGGATGGGTCGGGGTTCTACTCGACTCCCTACGACTACACCACGCCCGAGCGTCGGGTAACCATCGGTCAAGTTTTCAGTCAATGGAATGGGTCCTCTGGCTACGGCCAGCTACTCGATGTGGTGAAGACCGTCCCCGAGTCCACCGACGAGTATTGCGCTCCGGAGACTTACTACCTCGGCGGGCAATGCCGGGAAACCCCGACGCTGCTGGCCTCGGTAGCCTCCACCTCCGGCAAGCGTAGGCTGGTGGCTGGAACCAAGTCCCGGCTGTATGCCAACGACGACAGCGGCGGGAACTGGACCATCATCGCGGACGGGCTGGGTGGGATACCCCTGTCGGGAGACTGCAACTGTGCGGACCGGCGGACCACGCTGGCCCAGCTTGGGAACACCGTCCTGTTCACCAACGGGATTGACCCGGTGATGGCTTGGGAGATCGGGGAGACAGCCACGGGCTGCTACTACTGGTCGGCCGACTTCATCACCGAGCTTCAGGCGATTGGTATTTCCTATGCCCAGACGATTGCCGTCTGGAACGGGTTCGTGTTTGTGGGGAACGTGATGGATTCCGGAGCCATCCGGTCCAGCCGGCTCTACTGGAGCGACTACAACGACCCCTACTCTTGGATTCCCTCGGAGGATTCCCTGAGCGGGTTCCATGATTTTGGCCTTGGCGAGCAGATACGCTCCATGAAGCCCATCGGCGGGAGGCTCCGTATCTACACGGACAAGGCCATCTACGACTTGACCCCATCCAGCGACGCCACACTGGTCCACAACATCCAGGAAATCTACCGGGGCACCTCGATCCCCAAGTTTCCCCATGCGATTGTGGATACCGGGACAGCCCATGTGTGGCTGGGGGACGATGACATCTGGGGGATGAGCGAATACGACCGCTCCCCGCAGCGGGTGGAATGGATGAGGCTGGCCGGGGCTGCCATCTACAAGGGCATCTCCTCGGAGTATCTGGCTGACCTACCAACGGGAATCCTTGGCAACTACGGCCCCATCAACAAGAGCCTGTGTTCGCTGGCTTCGGGCTGGTGGAACCCGATTGACCAGTCCATCTGGTTCTCCTGGCCTTCAGCTTCTTCTACGTGCCCGAACCTGACGCTGGTGCTCTGGGCTTCAACCCAGAAGGCCACCATCATCGACCACGGGATCACCGCCGCCACTACCCATCGTCCCGACACATCCCCATCGCTGCGGGATTGGTTGGGGACTAATGGGCTGTGTGACCCCGAAACCATCCGGGAAGCCAAGGAGGGGGTGCCTTGCCCGATTGAGTTTGTTGAAGGGAACTTTGACGGCCTCTTTAACGCTAACGAGTCCGCTTCTGACGGGGTGAGCGGGAGTTCCTTCTTCGGCCAGTTCTGCAACCTTACGGTGGCTGATCTGTGCGAGTCCTGTGATGCCGGGGAGCGGTGGTTGCTGGTGAGTGCCAGCGACAAGGGCATCAAGGAGTTCACGGACCAGACATATTCCCGGGAGCAAATCACCTCGGTTGATGAGGTTTCCTTCCCGGCTGTCGGGACTGCCACCTACGAGCAGGGGGGCTACGCCTCCTTGATGCAGTCGGATGCCACCAACTTCCGCACGAATACGGAGAAGATGGTGCAAGCCATTGCCGTGGAGTTCACTGCCGAGGACCAGACCACCGCCGGCCAGCTCAACTGCGCCATCGGGACAGGCTCCCAGCCGAAGTGTTTGGACTGGGAAACATCGGACCCGGTTGATCTCGACTGCCTTGATGTAGATTCGACGGCGGGGACAAGGCCGATGGAGATTCCACGGTTCGCCTTCTGGTCCTCCGGGGTCCATGTGGCCTTCCGGTTGTGGACCACCGGCTCCGGGAATTCTTTTTGTATCAACAGCCTGACCATGAAGGGGCAGGGCATCAGCAAGTGCTGGTAGTCGTTAGCGATAAAGTTATTGCATTCCATGGCAACCAATCTGAATCTGAGGCGGACGGTGGCCAAACCAGAGGCGGCTGAGGAGTTTTCCTTGGAGCCCCTACCCGAACTGCCAATCGCCCTGCGTAACCGGCTGCCCGATCTGGAGCTATGGGTGAAGCAGGTGCGGGGAAGGGACGAACGGAACGGGGCTCGGCTGCGGGCTATCTTGGTGAATCTGAAGGGGGAATAATCTATGGCATTCAAGGACCCGCTTTTTAGCGCAATCGATATGTTCGGTGGAAAGACCGAATATGAGCCCCTCTATTACTCCAAGCCGCTGAAGCAGGCCACGGAAGACTCCATCTCCCAGATGGCCGTGGACCGGGCTGGCTACAACCGGGACATCGGCAACATCGAGGGAGAGGTGGCAGGTGCCCAAGCCCTCTACAAGCAGATCACCCCCGAGGACGTATCCACGTTGGGCCGCATCGCCCAGCAATCCTCGATTAACCCGCAGGACCTGTTCGATGTGCTAGCCTCCCGCTACCAAGGGATGGCTGACTCCTCGCTGGCCAAGCTGAACGCGGGTGGGCTGAGTGCGCTGGACAAGCTGAACCTCAGCCGGTCGGGCCGGGGAGGACGCGGGAATGCCCGTAGCCGCTACGAGAACATCCTGTCCGCCAACCGGTTCTCCCAGTCGGCAGTTCCTCTTTTCAGTCAGGCAATGGGGTCTGTCACGCCCGCCGTCACCGCTCTCTCCAACGTGGGTGCCCAGAACGCCCGGACGGCCATGGACGCCATCTCCCAGCGGGGCAACCTGCCGCTGCGTGGGGTGGGTCTTTCCTTCCTGCCGATGGATGCGAGGGGTCAAGCCTCGAACACGCAGGCAGACCTCCTCGGGAAGATCGGGGCTGCGAACGTCGCCAACATCTTCGGCATCGAGTCCAAGGACAACTTCGCCCGGAAGCTCGGGAAGTATGGGAATGAACAGGCTGGCCAGATCATGGACCTCGCCAAGTCCGCAGCCTCCATGTATTTCACCGGAGGTTTGGGCGGGATGGGTGGGATGGGTGGGGGTGGTGGTGAGGGTGGTGGTGGATTCAGCCAAATCTTCGGAATGCTCAACAAGGGTAAGGGTGGTGGCGGCCAACAGCAAGGCGGCTACATCCCCTCCTACACGCCCGTCTACCAGCCCCAGCAGTATCAGCAGCCCAGTTTCGGATACAGCACACCGGCCTACGGGCAGCAGCAGCAACCTGGCTACTCCGGCTACTTCGGAGGCTAACCGCTAAATCTTATGGCAGTCTACTTCAACAACCCGGTGATGGCCCAGCAGCGCATGGCGGACGACCAGCTCCCCATGCAGCAGGAAGCCCTGCGGCTCCAGGAGCTGGCCCAGTTGCTCCAAGCCTCCCAGCAGAACAAGCAGACCGATTCCCAGGAGCGCCAGAACCGGGAGCGGGTGGGCGCCCAGCGGTATCAGACGGATACCTACGGGGAAGTGGCGCGGGGACAGAATGAGATTGGCCGAAGGAATGCCGAGAACGACATCCTCAAGGGCATCAACGAGCTGTCCCTCAATCGCGACAGGCTCAACCAGCAAGCCGAGCAGTTCCGCATCCAAGCCGGACTCAGCAAGGAGCAGATGGTGAACGCCTTGGAGATTGCCAAGGTGAATGCGGGACGGAATCCGCTGCGCTCGCAAGATCAGGCGGACATCCTCCTGAACAACGCCGAGGTTGAATCCGAGAACGCAGCCGCCCAGCGGGCCATTGCGGCAGTTCAATCTCTTGCCGGCCAGTTTCAGGCTCAGGATGAGGAGGCATTGGCGAACGAATGGCTCACATCCAAGACAGGCGCCAAGGAACAGGTGGCCAAGAAGGCTCCGACCGGATTCTACATCCAGCAGGCTATCAACCAGCTTTCCCAATCCAACCCGGAAATTGGGAAGATGCTTGTGCCTAGCGGGACCAACGCCGTTCAACTGAATCAACGACGGCCCATTACATTCGGCGGCAACCCGGCCCTGACAACCCCGCTGCAATCCACCAACGCACCAGCCTTGACCCAAGAGGACGTGCTGGCCAATGCCCTGCGACTGATGCAGGGGTCCTTGACCAACGGCGCATCAGGCGGAAGGATCAACCGGGTTCGCTCTGGTCGATTCAGCATAAACGCTGTCAACTAGTTGTTGATTCCCCAAGTTGAAAGCGGCAATCCTTCGACCAGAAGGCTATGCCGCAATATCAACTGGTTGACAACGAGACGGGCCGCGAACTTCTGGTAGAATCGGATTCCCCGCCAACGGAGGCGGAGGTTTCCAAGCTATTCCAGAACCACGACGCCTTCAAGGTGGCCATTGCCGGCCCCAAAGGCTCGGAGGAACGCCGCCGGGTAATGGCGCGGGAGGTGGCTGACCAATCCCGCCAAACCTTCACCGAGGAATCGGGTGGATCAACTGCCGGCCCCCTGCTGAGCGGAACAGCATCGCTCGGCCAAAGCCTTTCCGCTGCTGGCACAAAGATTCTCGGTGGCGCAGCTTCCGGATTCGAGATGCTGAAGGAGGGCCTTGGTGCACCCGAGGGTGGATTTTCGCTTCCGGAGCCGGGCAAGCTACCAAGAACTCCAGCCGAAGTTGAGCAGGACATTCAGGCAAATCAGGTTCGCCAGCAGGCCAGAGAGCTTCAGGCCCAAGCTGAGGCGACTTACCCGGTAAACCCGAAATATCCTTGGGCAAATCTTCCCGGTCAGGTTGTTGGGTCGGTGGCGCAAATGCTGGCGACTGGTCCTGCCAGAATCCCAGCCTACGCCCTGAGCGCATTGGAGGGTGGTATGGAGCAGGCCCGTGAGTCTGGAGCAACACCGGCCCAGGTCCAAGCCCAAGGACTCGTAGAGGCTGCTACTGGCGCCGTCAGCGAGAAGCTGCTGGGCCTTGCCCCATTCCTGAAGGATGCGGGGAAGATGACGGCCCGCCAATTTGCCCGTCAGGCCCTCACCCCCACTGCGGGGAAGGTTGCCCTTCAGGAAGCCATCCAAGAGCCCACTGAGGGCATCCTGAACCGATTGTCGTCCAAGTATGTGACGGGCGCGAATCCAGATGAGGCTGTGTGGGACCCGCAAACCCTCGCCATGGAAGCGGTTGGGGGTGGGTTAGGTGGTGCGGGCCTGTCAATCCCCACCCTCGCCGGGGCAAAGATTCAGCGGCAGCGGGATGTAATGGGGCGCCGGGAACTTGGATTGGCTGGCCGTTCCGAGCAGCAGCTCCAAGCTGAGCTGGAAGCGTTCAACCAAGGAATCCAGCAATCCCAACTGACCGGAGGTGGTGTGGAGCTTGTGCAACAGACGGGTGATCCTTACCGGAACCAGCTCAACCTGTCCGCCCAGAACGCCCCGCCGCAGTTTCAGATGGTAACGTCTCCGCGGACTGCCCGGGGATTGCTCAGAAGCGAAACCGACTCAGGGCTTGGAGACTTTGCGCCCCCGGATGGTCGCACCCCCATCGACCAGTTCATTGGCCGGACCCGCCAAGCTGCCGTCCCCAGTGCTGAGGATCGCCGGGCTGCCCTTGAGGCTGGCCTGACTCTCCCGCAGGATACTGGCAAGTTCGCTTCGGACGAGCCCCAAGTGGCTATCCCTCCCCGCTACGCCCAAGCCCCGCAGCTTGCCTCCCTCGGCACTACGCCCCGGACGGCAATGACCACCTCCCCGATTGATGAGGCCATCATGGGCGGACGGTTGCAGCGGTCTACTCTTCCCCCAATCAACCCGCAGCTCCAGCAGCTTCAGGACTTGGCGGAATCCGAGCTGAACGCGATTGAGCGGTTCCCGAACCGGGACACCAACCGCCGGGATTCCCTGCTTGGGGCAGCCCCGCAGGTGGTCCAGATGCTGGACACCCGAATCAACAACTCCATCGGCAAGGTGAGTGACGCGGAGGTTGGGCGGTTGATGGATTTGCGGGAACGGCTGGCCAAGTTCTACAACGACCAGACGGCCTACAATGAGCTGACGGCTGAGGCGATTGGGGTTGCCCGCGATACCCGCCGTCCGGCTCCGCAGATGGCGGCTGGTCTTTCCCAACTGGAACAATCCCGGCAAGCCCAGTTCCCTGCCGGCGGTGCGGCTGTCCAGCCTGAGCAGCCACAATCCATCCAACCCCAAGGCGACTTGATGGCTCGCCTCCGCGAGGCTCGCCAGATGGACGTTCTCCGCCAACCCTCCCCGATGAGCGCGGCCCAACTGGGGACTGGCCAGCCGGTGGGTGGGCCTCCCGCAGTGGCGGACCTGACCCCGTTCCTCCAGTTCTATGAGGCGCAGGCGTCTGCCCCGCAGGCTCCTGTTCAGGCAGCACCAGAAGCTCCCGTAACCCAATCCGCCCCCGTCCGTCGTGGGGTGCGGATGCGGGCCAAGACTTCCCGTTCAATCGGGATGAGTAGAAAGCCCTCGCAAACCATCACCGGCTCCAATGTGCAAACGGGCACTGAAATGCCGGTGCTCCCCACGGGAGGCGAGGCGCCCATTTCCCGCACGGAATCGAAGCCAAGGCAGATGAGTGATGAGGAGCTTGCCGCCATGAAGGTGGCAAAGCTGAAGGGCGCCGAGCATCGTGGTGATGGAATCACGTTCGTTCCGGAAAAGTTGATGACTCCGGAGCGGCGTAAGGCAATGAAGCGCGGTGGCTCACTGATTGAGGTCAAGCCAATGGCTGATGTCACCGGCGTTCAAACCGACCGAGGATACGCCATCTTGGACAGGCGGTCACGGATTGCATTCAGGGGCAATGAGCCGGTTCAAGCCGAAGCTGTTGACGCCTATGGAATAAAGCCCCCCAAAGGCTACGTTCGCCAAGGTGAACTCTACGTTTACCAACCCATTTCCCGCAGCGAACCTGCGGCGGCCCAAGGAGTCGCTACCGAGGGGGTCGGGGTTTCCTCATCCGAGGAGACCCCGGCTTTCGGGGTTCGTCGCTACGGGGATGCGCTGTTCATCTCCATCGCCGAATACAACCGGCTCCGCCCGCAGATTGATGAGCGGCTGGCTGCCGGGGATGAGGTAGCCAAGCGGATTGACGACATCGAGGTGAACGCGGAGCAATACGTCCGCTCCTCGGCGGGCTTCGGAGCCCTGACTCCCGAAGGGCAGGAGCAGGCCGTCGGGAACTTCAAGACCAAGCTCTACCAGTCGGCCGCCAAGTGGCTGGCTGGTGGGGAGTTCCAGTTCTCCCCTCCCGTCATCGCCAAGTCCGTCGCCATGGACATCGGCAAGAGCGTGGCTGAGAAAGACCGCAAGCGCACCCAGTCGGGTGAAACTTCCGAGGAAGATGGGGAGGAGGTTCGCGGGGACTTTGAGTCCCTCAGTGAACGGGTGATGCCCAAGCAACCCCTGAAGGCGCCTCCTGCCATCAGGAAGGCCGACCAGGACATTGTGTTGGTAGTTGCGAATGTTCGCCGACAATTCGGACTAAACGAGGCCCAGATGGCAAGAATCATGGGTGCATACGTTGACCCGGAGATGGAGGCCAATCTGGACGACGAGGAGCTGGGTGTCCTTGAGCGGGTGCGGCCGATGCTGGCCCGGCTGGAGAATGTGAGGTATTCGGTTGCAGGTGGAATCCAGTTGACCGAGCAAGGCCCGTTCTACTCCCAGCTCACCCGCACAATTCAGGGGATGGGGCAGGAGACGATGACGGTGGGGCAGGCTCGCAGCGCCATTGAGAAGGGGGCCAAGAAGGACGAGGTTGCGATGAGCGGTATTTTCACCGACCCGCTGAGCCCTCTCTACGGGAAGCAGCCCGGGGATAAGGTGACCAAATCCGAGCTGATTGGCTACGCGCTGGAGCGGCAGGCAAAGGTGGAGGATGTGGTGTTGGGTGAGCCCCGTGGGAAAAACCTATCCGGCACATATCAAGACCGAAAAACAGGGGAGTGGGTTGTTTCACAAAATGGACGCGAGGAGAGGTTTTCTTCACTCAATGAAGCGGCCCGGCGTGGTGATGAGTTGAACCGGATTGCTGATCAGTCCAGGGAGACCAGCTTCTCCTCCTACCAACTCCCCGGCGCGGACGAGGGGAGCTACCGGGAGATGTTTGTGACGTGGCCTTACACCGGGAAAAGCCTGCGGGTGGATTTAACGCCCGACAACAAGTGGGGTGTTTTTAGTGGAAAAACATTGCTGGAGAAATACACGGACAAAATCTACGCGGAGCACGCGCTCAAGCATCGTCTAAATTGGCGGGACGGCCATTCGCAATACGCTTCCATCGCGAACCCCATCGTCCGCATCCGCCGCAACATCCGCACGGACGCGAACGGGAAGAAGACCTACTTCATCGAGGAGATTCAGGGGCCTCAGAAGGCCAACCAAGAGAAGATGCCGCCAGAGCTTCGCAAGCGCATCTACGAGATCGGAATGAAGCGGGCCATCCGGGATGCCGTGGACAGCGGTGCGGACGCGATTGCTTGGACGACTGGGCAGCAGCAGGCTGACCGGTATGATTTGAGCAAGCAGGTTCTCCACGTCGCGTGGGAGAAGAACGACGACGGGACCTACAACATCAACGCCCCTCAGCCCGACGGGAGCCCGGGGGTTTACAAGGAAGACCTGTCGCTGGATCAGGTTGAGGAGCTGGTCGGGAAGGACCTCGCCAAGAAGATTGAGTCCGGGGAAGGCCGGCAGCAGGAAAAGGACGGCGGCTACCGTAGCTGGAAGATTCTGGAGGGAGTGGACCTGATTGGTGGAGATGGCCTCAGGCGCCTCTACGACCAGACCCTCCCCTCCATCGCGAATGATCTCGCCAAGAAGTTTGGGGTGAGGGTTGGGATGGGGGAGATTGCGACGGCTGCTAAATATCAATTCTCGCCACGAGCCGCCCGCGATGGAACAGGGAAGCCAATCCTGTTGAACGGCGTGCAGGCGTATGTTTTGCAGGACATCGCTTCCGGCGATTATCTCGCAGACAGGAACCAAAACACCTTCGCGCGAAGACCGCAGGATGGTCAGTTATTCTCAAAGGGTGAAGCTGACTCCATTGCGGACAAGAAGACTTCTGACTTTAAGGCCAACGTCCACTCCCTGGCAATCCCCGAAGCCATGAAGGCTGCGGCGAAGACTGGCCTGCCGCTGTTCTCCCTCTCCTCCCTCATCCGCGAGCCCATCGGCCTTGCCCGTGCCCAGCAAGCGGTCGCCCGGTGGAAGCAGGAGAATGGGGTGGAGGGAGCCCTCATCGAGGTGGTGGATGATCCCGAGCTGATGACCCCCGACGGGCGGCCGGTCGCGGCGATGGTGAGGACAATCCCCGGGCAACCCCCGGTAATCACCGTCAACGCGGCCCAGATTTCCTCGGAGCAGGAGCTGATCGAGAAGCTGTGGCATGAGGCCCTCCATCCGGTCTGGGAAGATCAGGGAGTCCAGCGGGCTTGGCAGGAGGTCCTCCAGACCCTTCCCCGTAACGCCATCCAAGCTGAGCTGGCCCGTGGGTATAGCCCCCTTGAGGCCACGATGGAGGCGGCCATCAACTCCGCGGCTACGCAGGCTGCGAATACGCCCCTGCGGACGGCTTGGAAGAAGTTCCTTGATGCGGTGTGGGAGGCGATGGGGCGGGTATTTGGGTTCACCACGAAGCCCAAGGATTTCGAGAAGCTGATGGAGGAGGCGCTGCGGTCGCTGAGCCGGCCGTATAATCAGGAAGGAGAATTGCGCTACTCCGTGGCCAACACCATCGCCATGGTCAGCTCCGCCAAGGCGACCAAGGCAACCCTGGAAACCTCAGGCGACCCACAGGCTGTGGCGATGATGGGACAGGCAGCCGCCTCCCTGATCAACCCGGCGTTCAGCGACCTGATGAACCGGCTGAGCGTAGCGGAACCGGGCACCGCGGACGCCACCACCTACACCTTCCTGAAGGCAGCGGACAATATGGCTGCGTCCGGGGCTGCGGTGGTGGAGTGGGCGCAATCCCATCAGGACCCAATCCCTGCGTTCACGAACCTGAGCGACCTCCCTACGGGCTGGCGGTCCGTGGTGGGGAATGTGGTGATGGGCGCCCACCTTCAACTGGGCCAGCAGATGGGGTCCATTGACCGGGCGATTGAGCGGGAATCCGCCAAGCTGGTGGAGGCTGCCGCGGACCTTGAGGATGCGAGCAAGGAGCGGCTGTCTGCTGAGGCGGCTGAGACTCAGGCGCTGGACCTACTGGACGGCCTGATGCGGACGATTGTGGTTGAGCGCAAGAAGATTGGCACCTCGTCGGCCACACTCAGCCGTCAACAGGCAGAGGACCAAGCCAAGGCAATCTTTGGCATCAAGCGCAACAAGCTGTCGGCCCTGACCATTGCCATCCAGACGATGGCGCGGGAGATGCCGGTGGAAGGGTTCGTCAACAACGAGGCTGCCCTCGCTTGGTTCGATGAGCGTCAGAGCAAGAACCCAATCCTAGGGGACAGCGCGGCGGATGTGGTGAAGGCTTTCCGGGAGGCCCTGTCCCGTCAGGCCGACCTCACCAAGCGCATCGAGCAAGTCCGGGCCTTCACGCTGGACAGTGTGGATGCGGTGCGGGAGGTGGGGGAGATTGCCAAGCTGATCGGCAAGAACAAGAAGGCCACCATCAACAACTACGCCAAGCTCCGCAGCGAATACGAGGCTGGGTTCCGTCGGTTCAAGCTGGCATCCAAGAAAGCCACCGACGCCTCTACGCGCCTTGACGGGCTGCTGGCGGCCAAGGAAGCCCTGAGTGGGCTGATGGCCTCACCTGAGTATCTGGAGAAGACCAATGACGCCTTCCTGCGCGGCCGGGGCAGCCTCAGCGGGTTGATGAGCGAGGTGAAGAGTGATGGGCGGCCGACCGGGGTGGTGGAGGTCTATGGTCCCTCTGCCTACGTGGCGGCCGGAAACCGGGTGGCCAAGGACAAGGACCTCGCGGCTCTCCGTCGCAACTCCACAATTGAGACGTGGGGGAAGAAGGGGAAGGAGAAGTCCGGCACCATCTACGAGATCGACTACCGACCTGACTTCGCCATCGAGGCCAAGAATGTGGAGGCCATCGACCGGTTGTCCCAAGAAATCACGCAGGCCCTGAACGACGAGTCCTCCCCGTTCTACCTGACGGACCCGTTGGCTAGGTCGTCCTACACCCAACTGGGAGCCTACCTTGCCCAGTTTGTGGCGACCAACCGCTACCTCATCGAGCAGCAGTTGTCGGACACGATGCTGCTGACCGTCCTGAAGGGCGGACGAATCTTCTCCGGTAAGGCGGGAATCCTGAGTGCGTTCGGGGGCGCCCTCTACACCACCCGAATGAATGCTGCCCGTGCGATTGGTGGGCGGGGTGGGATGGAATGGGAGAAGGCCAACCGGGCATCCGACCTCTTCGAGAAGAAGGCCGGCAACGTCCTCAAGGCGACCCGGGTTGAGAACGCAGTGGCCCGACGTAAGGCCATCGAATCCCACGGGCTGAACCCGGACAGCCGGGAAGGGATTGCCCAGTGGTCGGCCCATATCTCCTCCGTAATTGGCTCCTTCCAGAACCCGTCGCAGGACCGCCTAAAGGAAGGTGACTATGTGGGCGGGATGGTGGTGACAAAGGAGGACCTCAAGTCCGCCGAGATTCAGAAGAAGTTCTCCACCGGGGTAGTGGGCGACTTCTCGTCCATGACGGCTGACCTGAGCGAGGTGGTGAATCCCGAGGAGAAGTTTGGCAGCGGGGATTCCGCCGTCCTGTTCACCCGTGCGGCCGAGGATTACGGGCTGAAGACCCGCCGCCAGTTCTCCCAATGGGGCCGGCAGTTCAAGGAAGACTGGGCCACCGCATCCGAGAAGGACCTCGAAGCCTTCCGGCTTAATCAGGCTCAGTCGACCGGGGATGAACCGGTGCCAATGGTCTGGACTGAGCGCGAGAAGCTGGCCGACCGGGAGATCGAGGGGCCGGTGTATTCCCACCTGACGGAGACGAACCAAGAATACTCCAGCAAGGCGCCCGCTTCCATCCGCCCGGCTTATGCGCGGCTCCGTAGCGCCATCAAGGCTGGCCGTGGACCCAAGACCGTCGAAGGTATCGGCGAAGCCATCTCCCAGCTCACGTCGGACGCGGAAGGCAATGCGACCATCGACCCCATCACGGCCAAGGAAGCCTTGCTTGGAGCGATTGATTTGGACGTGAATGCAATTGGCAAGGCCATCGGGGAATGGCACCAGTCCACCCTCGGAAACTCCGACCTTCCCGATGTCCTCATCGGCGTCAAGGCGGCCAACGGGGCACTCGCCCTAGCCCGTGGAAAGATGGTGGCCCCGACGTGGTTCTATGACTACGGCCTCCACGACGACATGGAGCGGGCGGTGTTTGTGGCGCAAGGCAAGCGCATCCTGCTGATGAAGGTCTACGAGACGATGGGGACCTTCAAGGAAGCGGTCCGCCGGAACCTTGATGAGGCCAATCGGGAGATCGAGGAGAACGCCAAGAAGCGGAAGGCGAACGGGGATGTGGTTGGCTACGACGCAGCCGAGGCTGAATACGACAAGAAGTCCAAGGCCAAATACCGGGACGGCGGGGAGTTTGCCACCCGGAAGGGACTCCAGCGTTCCTTCGACACGCTCGAAGCCCTCCAGTCCGAGCTGAAGTCGGTCCTTCAGGTGGCCAATGAGGCAGCGGTGGACCAGCTCAAGGCAAGGACGATTGGTTCGCTGGCTAGGCTCCAAATCTCCGTGCTGCTGTCCAGCGTATCGTCCATCCTGAACAACATGACCGCGGTGGTTGCTGACCCATGGCGAACCTGGTCCCAGAGCGAGAGGTTCTTCCTGAAGGTTGGCAAGACCACCAAGGCGGTGAAGAACGCCTTCAAGTTCATGGCCAGCGACATGGTGGCAAGGCTCCCTGCATCAATCCGCAACAAGCTCACCAAGAAGCGGAAGATGGTGCTGATCTCAACCGTTAGCGACTTCCTGAGAACCATGATGGCGGAGCGGGACATGATGGAGCAGACCGGCCAGTTCGAGGAATTCGAGTCCATCAAGGACAAGGTTGCCGCCATCCGGGCCAACCCCCTGTCGTTCGGCCAGTCCACCACCATGGAATCCTCCAAGTTCGAGCGGGCCATGAGCTGGCTGTATAGCAAGGCCATCTACGGGGTGGCTGTGGCTGAATGGGTGCGGGACCGGGCTCCCGGATACTTCGACAAGGTTATCAACCGGGTGCTGGCCGAGGATGCCAAGGAGTTCGAGCTGTGGCTGTCCCCCCATCTGTGGAACTGGGCTCGTAACCAGCCCGGAGCAACCGTTGAAGAGAAGATCGAGAATGCCCGCAAGTCAGTCATCCGCGGCAGCGATCTTGGAATCAGTGACGAGAACATAGCCTCCATCCGCGACTTCATGAGTGCGGCTGGATCGCTGGAGTCGATGGCAATCCGGCTGCTGTCTGACAACGGGGACAAGAAGATGACCACGAAGAAGTCCTCCCTGAGCGATGGCGAGCTTCAGTCCGTCCAGTATGATGCTGGCCGGAAATACAACGTCCGCGCTTCCTCAACCTCCCCCGACGTGATGAAGGGTGGGCCGGGCATCAAGGGCACGTTCAAGAATATCCTCCACACCTTCCTGAGCTGGACTTTCCACCGCATGGGGACGGACGCCAACCAGTTCTTCAAGAAGCGCGGCGGCGGATGGAAGAAGGAGGTAACGGCTGCATGGGGAGTCGCGATGCTGGTCTTGGCCACATTGCTCCTTGGCGCCATGGTAAAGATTCCGAAGGACATCTGGCGCTGGGTCACAGGCGATCCCGCCACGACCCCCAATATCCTCCAGGCTGTGGACAGCCCTGAGATGGCCATGCGCTACATGGCGGCATCAACCGCCCCGGTATTCCCGATTGGTGGTCAGGTCATCGCCGAGATGATGGGCGGGTCTGGTATCTCCAGCCCGCTGGACAACAACGTGCTGGACAACAACCCCCCAGCCCAGTTCCTCGCCTCCATGGTCCAGACGGGCCAACGCATCTACCAGACGGGCGACCTCAAGTATCCGCTGGTGGACTTTGCCCGGAAGAACTTCTGGCCCGCCGGACTGGTCCTGAACCGGGTAATGGAAGGGGATACCGAAGCCCGGGCTGCCAAGCGGGCTGTCCGGATGGCGGCTGCGGGGATGGAGGTCAGGCCGTCCGGAAGTGGAATTGGTTCCCGGGAAACTCCCATCACCCCCATCACCCGGAACGCCATCGCAGCCCTCTACGAGGGGGACACCGGGGCCTTCAATACGGCCAGGGAGAAGGCGATTGCCCACTACGTGGGTCAGGGGAAGACGCCCAAGGAGGCGGCCAAGCGGTTTGATTCCTCGGTGAGTGGGCGGGACCCGCTGCGATCTGTCCTTGGCCGGAATCCCACCGAGGAGGAGGAAGCTACTATCCTCCGCCGGCTCAACCCCAGCCAGCGCCGGGCAGTCGGGAAGTCCCGGTCGCTGTTCCGCAAGCCCAAGAAGATCAGGTTGGGTAGGAGCAAGTCGCGGAAGGTCCGCCTTGGCAGGAAGCGGCCCGCTCGGCGTTCCTTGCGATTGCGGCGAGCTGCCTCTTAGTCAGCTTCTTGCTGGATAGATGGGAGAACGGGCGGTCCTTCGACTTGCTCGTTCTCCTGATGTATTTGCGGAGCTTGGATAGGTCCGAGAACTCGTAGCCACAACCCCGCAGGAAGTCGTCCACAACCCAAATTGGCTCGTCCGCCCATTCCGGTTGCTGGGAAATCCAAGAAACAACCCCAACTGGAAGTCCAGACTTATTCGCGATCTCCTTCAGGGTCATGGGCTTCCCCCTCCCGCTCCGGGCGCTCATGCGGACTACGGGAGGGGGGAACTCGTTCAGGATGGAGAGGAGGGTCATTTGTGGTTGGTGGTGGTCTGGTAGCCAATATCGCCGCAATTTTGTGGCTCACTCAACTGTTCGGGCTATTCATCCGCGTAGTCCGCACAGTATTTTTCCCACGTTATCGGCGTCGCCTTCATGCCTTCGCATCCCGGCAGTCCGCTCGCCACGAGCTTTGCCACCGTGTCGGCGCATTGCTCGTCAGTCGGCACTTTTCCGCACGGGCCAATTTTCAGTTTCACGCCAGCCTCACAAGGATTGCCCTGCTCATCTTCTCCGAGGCCAAAGACCTCGAAGAGCAGCAGGATGCTTTGTTCGTCCGCAGCCCAGCGCCAGCCAAGCCCGAACCTGTCAGTGGATCCAACGGCTACGCCGTCGGCGGTTTCAGTGGTATTCATAGTTTTTTCTCGGCGTAGCCGTGGCTCACTTCGGCGTTAGCTGCCTTGCGGTGCGTCCATCACCCACACGATGTCAGACAGTCGCACGTCCACGCCACGCTCGGCGGGATAGGCGATTCGGTTGGCCTCTGGCTGTTCGTCCATCGGCTTGATGTCGAGATGCACCCATTCCTTGTTCAGCACTTTCGCAAATGAGAAGTCTATCACTTCCCCTGTGCGAAGCTTCATGGCGTAGTCGAAAGGGTCTTGGCACGCCTTGGCGAGAGCCGCACTTCCGGTCAGGATTTCGATTAGTCTGCCTTCCTCATTTTCATACGGTTCACCGGCAGCTAACAAGTCGCTGGAGGCAACAGCGCCCCCGCCTTCTGTTTTCGTTTGGTCTTGGTTGTTCATATATTTTTGGTGTTGTCGGAGTCTTCCGCCGGGGCGCTGTGCCTCAGCTTGTCGTTAGGTGTCTCGCCGTAGATGCACGCAAAGTTTCCATCCGTCTCGACGCTATCCACGGTTGCGCCTTCCCATCCGCCGGAAGCGGTGATCGTGATGCCGTGTCGCAGCCGCACACAGACGCCATCCCACCATCCCTTGTCTGGTTCTTGGTTTCGGTCATACATTTCGCCCCATTCAGGGTTTGGCGTTTTCCAGTGCTTGCAGTCCCGACACCTAACCAGGGCGGTGCAGCGAATGACGCCGGGCGCATCTGGTTTGCAATCAGGAATCTTGGGTGGCGTCATCGCTGACCTTTCTCGTTCGGCTTCAAGAACGCGATCCAATGCGTCTGCGCCTGCTTGCCAGACTTGTGACCATAGAGCGGCAACATCGGTGTGAGCTTCAAGATTTCCGAGACGGGGTTTTCCGTGGCCGTCCACTTAAAGATGAGCGTGCCGCCCGGCTTGAGCACGCGGAAGCCCTCCGCGAATCCGGCGGCAATCATCTTCCGCCAGTCACCATCGAGCCACCCGTATTTCATCGCGAGGAATCCGATTTTTCCCGACCGCTCGAAGTGCGGCGGGTCGAACACGACATGCAGGAAGGTTTCATCCTCGAACGGCAGGGCAGTGAAGTCCGCGAGGATGTCCGGGTCGGTTTCCGTCCATTCTACCGTCCCGCGCTTCGGGCGGTTCATCGCGTGGCGTTCGCGGCGACGGTCAGAGAACACGGCCCGAGGGTCTTCTTTGTTGAACCACATCATGCGCGGGCCGCAGCACATATCCAGCACTGAAGCCGAACCATGCGTTGCACCGGACGCCGTGGGCGATTCCGCCATCATAGCATGATCCTCTCATACACCCCTGCCGTGGCCCGAAGATCATTCCGAAGATAATCCAGCGCACTTTCCGGGGCTTCCCGGTAAATACGGGCGAAGTGCGCCCCATTCCCGGTCTTCCCAGGAATCCCCAGCGCCTTGCAGACCGCATCCAGCCCATTCCCGGAGCGTTCCCGCCCCATCACCACCTCCTCCATGAGGTCAACGAAGTTGTCGTTCCAGTAGGAGCGACCACGAAACCGGTCAAGGAATCGCCCGGTGGGAATCCCGTGGACCGCACAGCGGAAGCGGATGAAGGGGAGGTCGAAGCCCTTGATGTTGAACCCACCCACCGCAATCTGCTGCTGTAGATACACGTTCAACTGGCTGACAATCTTCCGCAGCGTGTCCTTCTCGTCATCCCCGTGGGCCAGCAGCAGGTCGCCATTAGGCTTACGGACGCCGGCTGCGATGACGAACCCCGTCAGCGGACTTAGGGCTGCGTCGCGGATGCGGGCTTCCTTCTTCTCCTCGATGGATGCCTTGATCTTCTCGGGGTCCTTGAGGTTCGCGGCGGCCTTGAACTCCGGCATGGAGGCGGCCAGTTGATCCTCGGGGAGCGGGGAGGTTTCGATGTCGAAGACGGCGTAGTCTGAGTTTGCTTGTTCCATAGGTCAGTTGATTTTGCGGATGTTGGATGGCCCGTAGATGTGGAGGAATCCAGGCTCATGCTCCACCACATACCGGGTCTTCCCCGCCTTGGTGGTGAATACGGAGCGGACTTCGCCCGTGAGTTGGAAATCTCCGGTGAACTTCTCCACCCGGTCGCCGATTTTGATTTGGTCTTCCATTTGTAGTTTGTCAGTCAAAAGTAAAACCCCCATTCCACGTAGTAACTGTCCAGAAACACCGCTTCCTGAGGGTATCCGCCCCACACGGGGAGGACAAATTGGATGGGCACTTGCCCCAAGTTCAGCGCACTCCCGTCTTGTCACGGGCGGTCCAAACGCCAGAAGGCGGCAACAGCGCGGCAGTTGACGAATGCGCTGAACTTGAGAGACAGGTCCTTGCCCGGCCTGTCAGCGGGATTGTGGACTAGGCCCAGTCGTCCGGTTCGGTCTGGGACGTGGAACCTGCGGCGACGAGCTTCTTGTATTCCTCACTCGCAACAACCTTCTTCTCCAGCCACTCAGGCAGCTCGGCCACCTTCAAGTCCTCGGGGGATTCAAGTTGGGCGACGGTGAAGGTTGTGGGGACTGTCTTGGCGACAATCTGCTGGCCCTTAGGGGCGGGCAGGATCGCGGTGATGTTGGCGTAGGTCTTCCCATTGCTGTCCTCATGGAGGACGTTAACCTGACAGGGACGACCCACCAGCTTGCTCACGTCGAAGGCGTTGGCCACCTCGTCGGACGGGAACGACTTGCCGAACCAGCTCTCAATGGAGGGACGCAGCATACCCTTCGGGTGCATGGAGGCGGTGAACGTCTTGCTCAGGCAGCGGGGCTCGTCCGGCTGGCCGTCCCGCTTGACGGGGGGCTGGTCGGGGAGCTCGAACTGGAGGACGTATTTGCGCTTGGTCTTGCCAAACTTCTCGTCGATGTGGGTGCCGATGTCGAACAGTCCGACACAGACTGCGGGGTGGACACCGGGCTCGACCGAGGGGCCTGAATTTGCACCGGCGCCGGGGATGAATGGGTTTGTGGTAGTCATTGTGATTTTGAATTGAACCGTTGTTGACGACGTGAGGTTGGGTCGGATGACGGAAGTTGTCAATAGGCAACTTGACATTCCTTGGGATCGGACGCAGTTTTTCCGCCGATGAAGTTCGGTCGCAACTACATGAGCAAGGTGGACTGGAAGCTCCAGGATTCCGTCCTTGCCCGCAAACTGGGATGCAGCCCCACCACCGTATGGAGATGGCGGAAGGCCCTCCGGCAACCCAACCCGTTGATGTATCGTGCCCATCCCGGCCTATCCAAGAACAACAGGCGGGAGGGGTGGGACTGGTCGCTGAGGGATGTGGACCTTGCCAAGAAATACAAGCTGAGCCGGGAGCGGGTGCGACAAATCAGAAAGGCCCTTGGGAAATGACCTTCAACCCCGAAACCATAGCGGCCGTGGAATCCCTCCTCGCCCACATCCGGGCTGGAACTCCACGTCCAGAAACCATCGCCCACGAAACCCCCATCAACCCCGTGGAGCTGGAGGAGGTTGTCAACCACGGGTCCATGAAGTTCCTGCCTGCCGATCTGGACATCCTCGCCGAGGCGGGCAGTGAGTGGATGGTGAGGAACCGTAAGCCTGACAAGAACGGGATGATGCCCCCGCTTCAGGTCAAGCAGTGGAGGACCGTGATTCGCCATCGACTTTTTTGGGCCTCCCTCACAGCCCCATCTTCCGCGTGGGCAGCCTCAACCCTGTGCAATCCCATCGCGGCTCACACGAACCTGTGACCGCTGCGGAAGCCATCGCCTCCGTTGACGCTGGCAAACCCATCAACCCCGACGACTACGACCAACTCATCCGGGCTGCCACTGGCGACTACGGAAGTCCCGAACGATTCAAGCTGTCCGTCTACCGCAAACTGAACCAACTGCTATGGGAAAAACAGAAGCCAAAGAAATCCCGCTGATCGCCCTTACCGGCTACTCCCGCTCCGGGAAGGACACCGCTGCCGACCACCTCGTATCCTTGGGCTACGAGCGACGGGCCTTCGGGGACATCATCAAGGGGTTGGTGAGGGATGCTGGGCCGACAACCTTCCGGTTCTTCAAGGACTGGCTATTGGACACCGGCCGCAACCAGCTCCGCATCTCCGAGATCGCCTACGGGTGGAGCTTGGTGAAGCTGTGCGGGGTGGACCCGTTCACGCAGGACGACGAGGTGAAGCCGAACCTTCGAGCCCTGCTGGAGGACTACGGGATTTACCGCTACGATGAGGTGAACCGGCTATTCTTCTCCACCCTGCCATCCAAATGTGTCAATAGTCGCCTCTGCCGGGCTCAGGAGGCCCGCGAATGGAGGGACCGAGGTGGTGTGCTGGTCGAGGTGGTCCGACCCGGTGGCAAGCCTCACACGGACCAGGAACGACGGTGGGTGGAGGAACTCCATGAGGCCGGCGCAATCGACACGATCCTGAAGAATGACGATTCCATCGACAGGTTGAACCGGGCCATCGCGGCCATTGCTTCCGGCAAGGCTTCAGGGATTGTCAGCGCATCCAGCCTATGAAAACCTTCCAGGACTACCTCGAATCCGTGGAGCGCAACAACCCGTCCATGGTGGGGAGGAAGCTCACCCTCCACTGGGATTCGCTGGAGCGGCTCCTTGAAAGCGCCTATCGTCAAGGGCGTGAGGACGGGACCGAGCCAATTCATGGGGCGAATAGCTCAATGCCGGACTTCATGAGGGGATTTTTCAAATGACTGCCGAACAACAAGACGACAACGAGCGCAACCAGTTGATGGCGATGATGACCGCTGTGGTCGCCAAGCTAGGGGAACACTTCGGCTCCGTCCGCATCATTGCTACCCGGGAGAATAACGGGGATACCGAGTCATTCACTGTGGGTTCTGGAAACTACTTTGCCCAGCTAGGGTCCGCGTTGGAGTGGGTGGACAAGCAGCGTGAACAATCCCGGCTGGAGAAGCAGGATGAGTGGGATGGCGAGGATGAGGGCTAGTCGCAGTCGGGTGGATCGAAAACCCAGCTAGCCACCTCCTCGGGATTCGCTGATGTCCCCGTCGTCTCGTCCAGATACGGGTTGGCCGTCGAGCACTCCAGGCTGTCCTCCCTCAGCGGCAGGCACTCGCTCAAGCAGACGCAGCAAGTGGGTTGCGGCAAGTCGTTGGTGGGCAAGCCCATTGGCCGACACTCCACCCAGCCACCGCTCGATGGCAAGCCTTTCCTTGTTGTTCATTGGTCAGCCCTTTCTGATTGGGCGGTAGTGGGGGATTGAGGCGACCTTGCCAAGGGTCCTAATGCGGAATCTGCGCGACTCCATCTTGCCAGCGCGGACCGCATCGGCAAGGAAGTGGGAGGTCGTGGAGATTGCCTTTTCCATCTCACGGGCGATCTCGTTCGAGGTCAGCCAACCCTCTGGAACCTCATCGGTTGAGGACTGCTTAATCTCCTTATGAATCCTCAGCAGGAGGTCCTTTGTTGAAATGGCTTTCGGGTTCA